TGTATTTGTTCTTTTGTTATTTCGTAAGTATCTTCAAAATCTATTCTTTTTATTGATCTTAAAGTATATATATTTTGATTAGCACTTTCTTTATATAATATTTCTATTTCTGAAACATTATCATCCCCCGTATCAAAATCAGATAATTTAATTATTCTAAGTTGATTTTCCATTGAGGTATTAATGCCTTCTTTAGCATTATACTTAAATGTATCACCGGGTATAAAAGCAACTTCAGAAAAAGGCGAAATAGATGAATACTCATTATCATTATATTTCCATCTATAACCAAATCTAACAAAAGACAATTCATGAATTGGTTTCTTTTCTAATAAAGTAAATGTAGCTTCATAGTTTAAGCTATAGTCTATATCAGAATCTTTAGTCGTTAATGTTAATGTTATGCCAATAAAAGAAATTGATTTTACAGTAGCTGTAAGCTCAATAGTTTCAACAGTTGGATTTTCAGCTATTATTGTTATAGTATCTCCTACTTTCCAAATAGGTAATGTTTTAACGGGTATAAATAAATCATCACCAATGTCAACGTTTACATTATTATTTTGAAAATTAGTTAAAAATGGTATTGTAGTAATGCCTGAATTAGTTAATGTATTAGATAATGATAATGTGGGTGCACTCATTGGCACTTTTTTAGCTAAACTAATATCATCTTCTGTAAAATTTCTTGTATTAGTAAATATATTCCCATGTATATCTTTATCGTCAAACAATACTTTTGTTTGTGTTTCAAATATATTTACGTTATTTGATTTTTGTGACTCTGTATATTTTTTAAATCTTGAAATATTTATTTTTCTTGGTCCATTTAAATTATCTGTCCAAAAAAGCATATCATCTATAATATTAATACCTGTTATAATATTATTTTTTGAAAAATTCAATACACTTTTTAATGAAAAATCTACATTTAAATCAACACCACCATATGCTTGCCCAGAATAATGTATATTCTTAAACACAAGTAAATCATTTTCTTTTCTTATTACCGTATCTTTTGGTATAGATATTTTTATATATGGATTTTCACAATAAAGATCAATATTATTTGAAACAAGCGTTTCATCATTATTGCTATTTGGGACGTTGCCAAATATTGTACTTATATCTGTATTAGATACATTATCTAAAATTAATTCATTATCAGAATTAGAGTCTATAATTGTAGAGAAAAAAGTTTTTGTACTAGCACTTTTTGTGTCAATTAATATAGGTGATATTTCTTTTTGTATTTGGTCATATTCATATATACCATCTATATTATCTGAAGTTACAATCCAATACAATTTATCTTTTAAAGTATAAACTACAGAACCTAATACTTTTGCATTTTTTAATTGTAATGAAGAAAGTTGTTCATTACCTAATAAATTTTCTATTGCACCAGCATTAGCACCGTCTGAAGAAGACACATGTATATTAAGCGCATCTCTATACGCTCCGTTTTCAACTAATCTTTCATCGCTATCTTTATCCATCTTCCCCTTAAGGAAAGTATGCTTAAGCTCTGCCATTTATTAATGTTTAATTTGTTTAGATTTACCTCTTAGTTCCTGAATAATTTCATTAGGGCTTAGCTTTGCTAATCTTAATTTTGCATTTCTTATTGATGCTCTTTTTTCTTTTTTGAACCTATTAACTTGATATTCAGGTATATTTGATTTAGCAGATACAAGGCCATATGCAATTATTTTATACATTGCTTCTTCTGCAAATTTATGTATTTCCATATCAGCATCTGAATGCAGACCATCTGATATATATTTAAGAACAATAATACTACCAGCTAAATCACCACTAAAACTTATTAAACCAAATTTATCATTTATTAAATAAGATCCGTTTTTATTTGCTAATGTTGGATCTATACCATATCTAGCTCCTTTGTCTACTGTATAACCAAAGCCTTCCTCTAAAAAATCTATTTCATTTCTATTTGCTACATTACCTTTTGTAGCATCTAAAAATCTATCTGCAGTTACAGATTGAGAAGCTATTGTTGGAAAACCATCAAAATCAAATATATAGTTATAATCTATATCTTGTTGTATTGAGCTAGGGTCTGCTGAAACAGAGCTTTTTTGTATTGGGTATAAAATACCTTTAGAATTAACAAAACAAATTTCAACAATATTTACAAAATCATGAGGTATAGCTATTGATAAAGATGGAGGTAATTCTATTTCTTGTGTTTTTATATTTCCAAGAGTATCATAGTTTAATTCAGCAATACCACGTTGTGCATGATATAGTACCTCTGATCTTTTTGCGCTTTTAATTATTTTATCATCTCCAACTTGAGAAACAATAAAATTATTTACAATATCTTTTAAACTAATAAATTGGTACTGCCCCATATTATTTGAGGCGTAATGTTGTACTGGTGTTACTTTAGCTAAAGCCATTTATTAAGATTTTTCTTGAGTTATTTTTTTATTCTCTTTAGCTTCTGCTAATTGAATAATTTCAGCTTGTTTTATTACAATTCCAGCATAGCTTAATATTTTTATAACTAAATTAGATACTTCAGATGCATGCAATTCAAAATTTTGAGCATCTAAAGCACTTGGGTTATAAAAAGCTTCATTATTAACTGTATTATAAGTCCAGTTAACCGGTGCGGGTTTTCTTATATAAGTACAAAATATTTCTGAAATAATAGAATTTGGATGAACATATATACAATTTTCCTCTCTAATGTACATAGGATAAGATACTGATGGAGCTGTTAACGGAGACTGAGAATAATATATATATTCTTTATTAGTTACTTGTTCTACTGCCGTTATTTTTTGAAAATTAATTGAACCTACCCTATATAAATCAGAAGGTAAATTAAATTTATTTGTAGAATATACTAATGGAACTAATTGTGCTTTAAATAAATCAATTTTTTCTTGTATATTTTTTACAATATTAGCAAACTCATTTGTTATCGCACCTCTGCGTTTATATTGATTTAAATCATAAAAATATTGCTCAAATATTTCATTTTGAGCTTGATTAGCTAAAAGATTAAACTCTTGTGGAGTCATATATCCTCTGTTTTCTTTATTTAGTATTGCCAATACTGTTTGATATACCGTATCTACACTAACCATATTATTTTTTTTATTATAATGAAAAGGGCCATCTTAAATGACCCTTATCATTATAAGATATTCCTATTTTAATTTTTTCTGTATAGACTTATAAACTTCTGTTCCTTCATCTGTTTTTAACCAAGCTGCAAATGCAGAATATGGGTTTTCATCAAATGGAACAGTCATTAATTTTTTATTATTACTAGCCCAATGAAAAGACTTTTGATCGCCTGATAATTTAATTACGCCTGCTTCTTCAGCTTTAATACTAAAATTGCGTAATTGTACGTTATCATCCTCAACTAATGCTAAAAAAGTATCTGGATTTCTTTTTGCAAATAATAATAAGTCTCTTTTAATTTCCGAAGAAGTCATTTTAGAAACGGTAGAGCCCATTTCGACTCTTAGTACTGCTTCTGCATGATCAACTTCTAAATCTTTTGCTAAATTAAGTGCTTTTATTTCTAATTCAATATCAAAAAGCTCATCTTTAGCCACCGCTACGTTATCTAATTCGTAATATGTTTTATTTAACTGCGGATGATACAATGAAAGTAGTTTTTGTAAAGATTGTTGTGCTCTAGGCACAAATAAAGATCCATCTTTAAAAACTATATGCTTTAAAGTAGACATTCCGTCTTGTTCATCTCTAAATGGTGAATTTTGATTACTTGCGTATCTCAATTCCCTGTTTTGTCCTGTTTCTTCATCAAACCACATTAAAGGGTTTCTTGAATGATGTTTAGACGCTAATGTAAAAGTTATAGGCGTTTTATCACCTTTTAATATATAAGTTCTATCCTTAATTTTCCAAGCTTTTGCTTGTGTAGCTTCTTTTGTTGCCATGATATAATATAATAAGATTAATAAAAAGTAAAGATTGAGGCGCCGTATGACGCCCCATCCTTACATTAAAAATTATGGTGACTGAGTAACAGACTTGAATAACACGAAGTTGTTTGCTCCTTGCACACAAAGACATCTTTCAGATAGGAATTGTACTTCCATCTTGTCAACATCGCTCGTGAAGTTTCCACCTACAGATCCAGTGATCCAAGATTTCATCTTTCTATCGTCAGCTTCAGAAGCTCTATAACGAACGTGTAAGAAAGGACGCTTAATGTTCTTACCTAAAGTCTGATCGTATACAGTTGAAGTACCAGCAGGTACAAGTATACCATCAATATCTTCAGTAAGGCCACGTGTAGCAGCGTCATTTAGATATTTCCAGTCAGTTTTATAAAAGTCATAAGAACCTCTTCTAAATCCGCTGAATCCTAAATTAAGTGCCATATCCTCACTATTATTAAATACTCCATAAGAAGTACCTCCATTATAATGAGCATTTACAGCTCCCAACATATCATCAAATGCAAGCGCAGTTGCTCTGTTTAAGAAAAGCATGTTTTCTTCAATAGCACCTTGCTTATCAAGATTTTTAAGTATTTCATCAAAATCTTGTAGCGCAGTTCTATCAGCACCAGCGTTAGAAAGCGTTGCTTCACCTGAATTAAAGTTTTGATAGATATTACCTCTGCTTTCAACAGCAGCAAATAAACCTTCAGTACCTTTATATGAAGCAGTAGCGGCAGCAGAACCTGCAGCAGCTAATTCACCTTCAATCATAGCAGTTTCTAAGTAATCTTCAAAACGTAGTCTTGTTTCATGCTCAGATTTTAAATACCATAGGTATCCAGATGCTCCATTTTCAGTAGTTACTTCAACCCATCCAATTTGTGCAGCATCAGATCCAGAAATCTCATATTTATCTTTAATGATAATAGGAGAATTGCTGAACTGCTGGAAACCAGCATCAACAGATCCTTGCATTCCTGCAGTACCTTTGCCAAATTCAGAACCATATACAAATACCTTTACAGATACAGCACCTCCAGTTGAAAGCCCTGCAGCATCAAGATCAGCACCGCCATAAGCAGCAACTGTAAATGTAGTAGCGTCTGCAGCAGTAACAACTCCTTTTACAGTAACAAGCCCTTCAGCAATTGCTACAGTCTGTCCAACTCTTACGGCATGGTCAGCTTGAGTAATAATACCAGTTGCAGTATCAGCAGATGCGCTATCATACGCAATATGTAATCTTCCTTGCTCTGACCAAATAATTTGATCTGAAGCAGAAGGAATCTCAGCTCCTACCATTCTTAAAAAAGAAGATACAGATCTGTTACCATATCTTTCAACTTCTTTTTCATAAACATCTGGTAGGAATTGTTGTGCAAATGTTCCGCCTCCAGAGACAGAATCAAATGTCAGGTAGTTACCTGAAAAAAGTGTTTTAGTAGGTGAAGGCGTTAATCCTGCTGGAAACGATCCACCTGTAGAAAATAATCCCATTGTAAGTTTGTTTAAATATTAATTTTTAATTTTCACTCTTAGTTTTGAACTATCATCTCCGCTTATTGCTCTTATTTTTATACCAGAATCTGTTGTTACAGCTTCATGAGTTTTTCTACCTTCCATATCTATGTTTTTAGATTTGGCCATAGAATCTTTAATTGCGTCTGCTTTACCTTGCTCATAAAAATGATTAGCTATAGCATCTGCGTTCATTGCTGTAAACAAAGCTTTATGGTATCCTCTTGCATCATTTAATTCGTTATTACTATCAACAAACTTGCTGACAAACTTATTTATGTCTGACTGCTGGGATTTAACGCTATCAACATCTTTTACATTGAATCTATATCTATTATCTCCAACTTTATATTCAAAACCTTTGAATTCATTAGAAAATAATTGATTTGTTTTTTCAGAAAAAATGTTTCTTTGTTTTTCAAGCAATTGTTGCGTTGACTCTTGTTCAGATTTATAATTATTAAAGAAATCTACCGCTTCTTTTTGATCTGATGTTAACTTAGAACCTAACTTAAGTTCTTCGTAATATTTATTCTTCAGATTTGAAAGATTAGACTTTGCGTCTGCAATAGCTTCTTTAAACATTAATTTTTTTCGCTTTATATCTTTTTCTTCATCAACTTCTTCATCATATGAAAAATTGTCTTCAATTAAAAAGTCAACTTCATCAGAAGCTAAATGAGGTTTTGTTTGATGATAGTATTCACGCAATAGCTGCATATCATCCATATCATCATAATTTTTATTAAGATTTACATAATCTTGTACTGAACCACCAGTTTCTTCCATAAATTGAACTAATTTTTCAACATTTTCTGGTAACTGTCTGGCTTCTTGATTATTATTTACATCTTCTACATCTTCTTTAAGCTTATTAGGTATATCTTTTATTTTATCCGCTAAGCTTTTTTCTTCTTTTACCTCTTCTTCATCCGGTAAGCGTTCGAGCACCGCATCTTCATTGTTATCGGGCTGACTTTTTCCGGTAGGTTTTTCATCTGTTTTTTCGATGTTTTGTTCTTGTACCTCTCCGCTAGTTTCGGATCCGTCGCGTACAGAAACCTCATCTGTGCTTTGCTCTTGAACGGCATCTGTTTCTTGTTTTGTATTACGTAAATCTACTTTAATAGTTCCATCTTCGGCAACTGATACATTATCAGGTGTTTTAGATTCTTCAGCAGCTTTATTTTTTTCTTCTGCTTGTTGTTCAACTGTCTCTTGTACAGTTTCTTCAACCGGTGTTGTTTCTTCTGACATAATAAAATATTATAAAATTAATAAATAGGGTTTTTATCTTGGCTCAAACATTTCTAAGTTAAATCCGCTACCCATGGTATCATTACCAGCAGATTCAAATGCTTGCTCTCCTTTTCTATCCTTACGTTGTTCTATAAGTTTAGATTGTTGTGAGGCTTGTATTCTAGTTCTTTCGTCTTTACGATCCTCTTTATATTTTTCTTTATCAGTTAGCATTTCGCTATCTTTATCTTTCATTGCCATGCTTAAATCAAACTCATATTTCATAAGTTCTTTCTTAAGTTCTTTTTCTTGCTGTAATTTTCGCATTTCAAGATTAGCTTCAATTTCTGCTAACTCAGCTTTTTGTTGTGAAATAGCTTGATTTTTTTGCATTTCCATTTGTGCAGCAGCTTGAGTTGATTGAGTATTTGCATTAGCTTGTGCTTGAATATTTGCTTGTGCTCTTTCTTGATCTTGTTGTAATTTTTTACGTCTTCTTACTTTTAATAATTGATTAGCTAATTTTATATTTTTTATTTCTCTAATATCAATAGCATCCTCTAAATATATTTGATCTTTAGCAAGAGCCTGCTGTATGTTATTTTCTAATAACTGTTTTTCTTCTTCATCCGGAGTTAGTTCTATAAATATACCAAAGTCATGAAGATGCATATTTTTAATATCATCTAATGTTGCTACATTAAATCTTCCTATACTAGATATAAAAGAATCTCTTGTTGGTGAAAATTCTAATATATCAGAAACTCTTAAACTAATAGCCTCAGCTGTTTTTGCTGTAAGATATAAGCTTGATTGTAATATATGTCTTGTAGCAGTATTAGAGTTTGCTGCTGCTAATTTCTGTACACCAACTAAAGCATTTTTATCAGGCATTGAACCGTCTCTTGCTTCATTTAACCCGGTAACGTCACGTATCATTTGTAAATAATAATTATACGTATTAATTAATGATGATATTTTATTATTACCACCATTAGAAGTTAACTCTTGAATAGGAACTCTGCCTGAATTTAAGTCTCCATCAGTTGTCATTGATCTACCAATAACTGAACCTGTTTGGAAAAACATATTTAATGCTTCTTGCGGATTATAATTTGTACCATTACCTAAATCAATTTCAGCTAATCCATCCGCGTCTAAATAAACTCCATCAGGTATCATTCTTGACATAACCTGTTGTAGTTTTAAATGTGTTAATTGAATAGTATCTGCAAATGCAGTTATTCTGCTAACTAATGATTCAATTCTTCCTTTATATATACGAGGTGCAACCACATTATAATTCATCATTACTTTTGTAGTATCACTTTTGGGCCTAATCATATTTTTTGATAGTTCCCATTTTAATAATTTTCTTGTTCCTAAAACAAAAGCTCCATCATATACAACTTCAATTGATCTTGATTGCTTTGTAAATAAAGATCTATTATCCTTAGGTGGATTAAACTGATCATTTTTTTCAATAGCTTTATCAGCACCTGTAGCTGTTTTCTTTATTTTAAATACTTCATTATTATAAGTTTTATAATTAAAATATAAAACCTGTATTGTATTAGCATCTAAAACACTATCCTCATTAATATATCTATTATGAGATGCTGCTGTTTGTGTACCTTGATTAGCTATTTCTTTTAAATCAGAATCATCTAAATCAGGAAATTGTTGTTTTAATTCATTAATAGTTACTGATCTTACCTCCCCTATATAATATATATCATCAAAATAAGGTGAATGAGTATAAGAATAAACAATATCTGCAGGATCTACATATTTTATTTTTATTCCTTCTGAATTATTAAATTCATTTTTAACACAACCTATGCCTATAACAGCTAAATCATAATTAACTCTTCTTTGTGTTAATTCATAATTATTAGAATTTAATACTGTATTAATAGCTTGCTCTTCAGCAATTTCTATAGCTTGCTTATATTCAAGTTGCATGTGTAACGCTAGCTCTTCTTCGTTTTCTGGAAGCGTTTCAATATCGTTGCTATACACGTTTATCCCCAGCTGGCTTTGAATTTGGTCCGATATTTCTTTTGTTTGCATGTCCATTAATATAGACTCTACATAATCGGTACGTTGCTTCATTGATGCTGGATCTTGAGAAAAAGCTTTTACATCATAAAGTCTATCTGACATTCCGTTAACTACTATATCAACAAACTTTGGTATAATAGGCACAGGCTTCCAGTCTAAATTAAGATATGATAAATCACCATTTATAGATAACTCATCTTTATATTTTTTTATTGATTGTTCACCTCTAGCATATAACCTTAATCTATGAAATTCATCTCTATTAGAAAAAAATCTAGTAGATCCCGAATCTCTTTTAAACCACTCATGTTCAATCGCACGAGCTATTTGCAGTCCATATTCTGAACTAGCTTTTTCTGAGTCACTTGCTATTTGACTTGGAAATGAACTTTTTAATATTGTTTCCGCCATGCTATTTAATTATTTGCGAATGCATTCCTTTATTATTAAATCTTTTTATGCTTATGTTTAATGCTTGTTTCTCACGATTTGGCTTCGGATGATATAAATGCCTATTACAACCCATAATAGCGAGCCCACTTGAAATAGTGGCGTCATACTTTGTTCGTTTATTAATATCAAACTTTGCCCAGTCATTAAGTGTTTTATTAAAATAAATATTACCTCCACCGTTTTCAGTAATCCCAACATACTTATTAATATATGTTTCAATTGCTGCGGCATGCGCTTGTTTTATATCTTCAGATGAATTAGGTATACCTCCTATTTCTTTTTCTGTTACTGATAATTTATTCCAAATTTTATCAGGTCTATTCATAGAAAATCCTCTGTATCCTCTTCTTCTAAAATGATATAACAATCTAGGTTTATTATTTTCTGCAAGTATTGGCATCCCATAAAATACACAAGCCATTAAAACATCCTCAAAAAACATTTCAGCGGTTTGAGGTCTTGCAATATATTCTAAAAAAAACGTATTAGGAGGAGCATCCTCCATACTAAATTTTGTCAATCCGTGTAAAGCTCCTTTAGAACCTACACCATCTGTTGTTCCTGATATATCATATGAGTCACAACCAAAACATCCAATATGTTCATTACCTGGATGTTTAGACCCATTCTTTACTATCACGTTATTTTGTAAATCTTTAGATGGTACCCAGCTAATTAAAAATCTTCCACTATTATTTGGTGAAAAAATAACTTTAGTATCTTTAATACCGTTCTCCCAAATAAAAGATCCTTTAGTTACCGCACCTGTACGAATTACATCTTCATTAAAATCTATTTGCTCATAAATTTTTGAAAGATTAAAGATGCTATTTTTAGCTTCATCTCTAAATGCATGTTCCTCTGTTCTAGGAAATTGTCTATAATATTCATTTAGTCCGTCACTGTCATGCTTAAGTCCTTCCACTTCATTTTCCCAGAATTCAATGACTCCTGTCTCAATGTTATATCCATCTTTGTCAGTTCTGGGTATTTCTGGCGTATTAAAGACAGGGTGTCCATAAGAATCAATGTATCCTTCGTAGTTCCATTCCATAGGAATGAACAAAGAATATAATCCTGAGCTAGTCTGGCCATTTTTATTTCGTGCAGTAACGTCTGAATCATAATATAGTTTTTTAAAGTTATCACCTCCTTTATCTAATGAATTTGATGTTGAGCCCATCATACATTTTCCTATAATTCTGCTACCTAATCTTAATGTAGTTTTTGTAACTCGCCAGTTATTTAATATATTATCAGGCCTTTCCCATTTACCTGATTCATCATGTATCAATAACTTTAACTTTTCACCATCATAACTATTATCTCCTGTATTTTTCCAATCAATTGTTGTATCTAATCCTTCTAATATCTGTCTTTCTTCTGTGTTTGTAATCGACTTACGGGTAAGTTTGGAAGCTGGAACTCTGTATGCCAATTCTGTTTTAGGCCTGTCCATTCCATCTTGTATTGGTTTGAAAAAGAATGGATAGTTGACGGATATTGGTACGACTTTATCTGTAAACATTTTTTTAGCATCAGCTCCAGATTTGGACAATATCCCGAAACGTGCGTCTGAAGTAATTGTCGCCTGAGCGACGGCTTCTGATGAAGACATAAAAGAGAAGCCTGACCTTCTGTTTTTAAGATAGCACATTCCATAACATCTAACGTCGGCCTTACAAGCTTCCCAGAAGATATAGAAAATTCTATTAGCTTCTCTGTAGTCTGGCTTCCCAACATCAATCTTGGAGTGTTGCAAGTACATATAATGAGAGCCAGTAATATAAGTGTCAACATTTTTATTTTTAAACCAATGTCCCTGTTCTCTTTTAACAAACTCTTTATCAATATATGCATACCATTTATTTTTAAATGATTCAGGATATGATTCCCAATCAAATATAGTATTTATTCTATTTAATTCTTTAGGGTATTTATGAGGAACCCAGCAATCATTATTATTTTCAATACTTTTTGGTTTTGATGGCAAAGCAATTGCTAAATTTTGTATTTCAATAATATCACCTATAGTACCATCTTTACTTATAATTACTACGTCAAATTCTTTGTTATAACCATATTCCCATTTTTTGTATCTATTATTTTTTTTAATAATTTTTTCTTTAATAGGATATATAGTTTTTATTAAAGTTTGCTCGTACATTATTTAGATCTTTTTTCAGCAAACCCTGAAAAGCTATTTTTGTTTTCAACGGGTTTATCTTCCATAATATTTTTTTCTGTTTCTATACGAGAGAGTATTTCAAAAGCATCAAATATTGCAAGCTTTTTTGTTGCAGCAGCGTTTTTTAATCTATCAGCGGCAAGTTCATCTTCACCACCTTCAACAATTATTTCTTCTTCTGCTACACGTATAAGCTCATGAACAGCTTTATACCCAGCTTGTATTATATTCGACTTCAGTTCCTTTTCTGTCATATTTAATTGAAATTGAATTTAGAGGTACCCTGTATAATCTTTCGTTATCTATAACGAATTCATATTCACTATTAGGAGTAAAACCTATTAAATCATTATTAGATAAACCAAAAGCTTTTAAATCGCTTCCTATGTGCTTTAAAACGCCTGTTAACGGTTCTTCTTTATCTACGTGCAAAGAATTTAGATTATGAATTGGTTTTACAAAACAAAAACCAGGAGGGGTATACCATTTATTGTTTCTTTTATAAAGAAATATTTGGTCGTGGTAACAAAAATATTTATCTTCTTCAAAAAAGCTTTTACTATTTTTTTCTTTACCTCTAACATCATAATATCTTCTAAACACATTATGATGTATTATTAACTCATCTCCTATTTGTAAATATTCATTTTCATTAACAATAGGCAATGCAATTATAACTGCATTTCTATTTACAAACTTATGATCTTCTATTGAAGTATTTAATATCAGTTCTTTATCTGCTACACTTTTTTTATTATTGTATCTTCCGTTTACAGGTTCTACAATATAGCAATGTGTATGCCTCATTAATATTCTAAATTAAATTCTATACTTACTGCCATATTTTTATTAAATTCTTTCCAAGGTAATACCTCGTCATTTTTTTTAATATATATTTTATAGCATTCTTTTTCTTCGAGTATTTCTGATATTATATGACCTCCAAAAACTTCTTGCCCTACACTGTAATGCATGGCGTCATTTTTGTAATCTCTACCAATACTAATTTTTCTTATTAGATTCATTTTTATTTTGATTAGATTCATCTATAATAGATAAAATAGCTTTTACCTTATTTATTTCTTTTATAGGTAATTCATTTAATACTTGATTGATTCTACTCAATTGAGATTCATTTAATTTAATTTCCATTTTAATTTTTATGTTTATTATTTCCAAAAACTTTTTCTACTCCACGAGAGCCGAAATAGCCACCAATTACTATTGTTAAAAGACCCGTAATCTGGTCAAGGGAATATCCCATATACCATCCAATAACATAACTGACAGTTAAAAATACTAATATCAAAGGCCGCACATTTGATGCAAGCCACGACCCTGATCTCGCGTCAGCTACCCATCTTTTAGTTACACCATCTATTTCTGCTCTTTCCATTTTTAGCTTTTCTAAAGCTACGCTTTTATCGGTTTCAGACATATCGCTTCCACCGATAATTGCTTCAATTACAGAACCAACTGGAGTATCTCCAGCTATGGCACCAACTACATTTGGTATTTTATTAAGTAAAAATTTTCCGACAGCAGTGTCTTTAAATTTTTTCTTTTCAGCCATTAATTTTTAGGCTTTCTTCCGGATCTTTTTTTTCCGGTTGATGCGCTTGCTACATCTTCAATTTGATTACCCACTTCTTTAACTGCAACTCCAACGTCTTTAATTTCTTTCATTACCGCTGTAGCTCGTTCCTTAATTGCTGCTGCAGCTTCTTCAGCTGAGTCTGCAATCATGTCCTTATCTGCATCTTTAATCTTTCCAGTATAAAGTTGTATAAGATAGAAGTTTAATAAAATTGATAAAACAGTTATTACTGTTAATATAATTGTAATAGTACTCATAATATAAAATTTAAAATTAACAATTCCATCTTCTACGAGCAGCTCTACCTCTTTCTGAAGTCCAGCTTTTTGATCTCGCACAAAATGATTTTCTGCGTTTATACGCTTTACTACCTTTTTTTAATTTACTCGGCGGGGTAGTTACCGCCGTTTTAAGCTTACTGCCAGGATTGTCTCTTCTGTATTTGTCAACACCTTTTTGACTCATACCTCCTCCTGCTGCAGCACCAGTGCCGGTTTTATTAGCTTTATTATAATAGCCTAAGCTTTTCTTTTTAGAAGGGGCTGGTGGCTTTTTCATAAAAGGTGACTGTAATACTATTGATGTTATTGGCTTACTCATGTGTAATGTCTATATATTTTGTTTTTCCATTTTCTTTAATAGCTTTTAAAACACGCATTCTGTTTTTAGCTAATCTATAACTAACGTGAACCCATGCGGGGTTTTCATCATCTCCAAATTCCCATATAAGCTGGTCAAATTCTAACCTATCTTTTATATAGTTAAAAAAATCAGCATTACTAGCTTTACTATAAATATCATCAATATCAATAGCTTCACCAAGGCAATGCTGCGACCGAGAACTTCCACCAATCGCTTTATTCAATTCAGGCGAACGATAAAATGAAGATATATAAATAGGTTCATTAAAATTATTGCGTAAAGGTTCAAATATGTGCTCAGCTGTTATTTGCATAGTTATTAGTGTATCATTATCAGGAAAATTATCTATACCCTTTCTTTCAGCTGTATTTGATCTAGTAGCTTCTTTTAAACTTATATGTTCTGAGATTTTAGTCATATTAAATTAAATATAAATTATTTTTTATGTATTTTTTGTATTTCAAAATTAAAAGACAAACTTGCCCCCTTGTGAGGTTTATATTTACCTTTATGTTTCATAAGCTTTGGAAGTCCTTTGCCTGATTTCATCCAATGATATCCTTTTGGCGCTTTTATTTTCATTTTTTTATTAATATTATTTTCCGCCCCTTACATGCAAATATGGTCTATCACAATATTTGCTATTTCCAATAGGCTCTTTACAAGTTGGGCAAATTTCTTCTTTTGAAGCTGATTTGAATGCGTGCACTTTTTTAGTAATAGGAATATCCATTTTTTTTATTTTTTATTTTGTTTTTTATATGCTTCGGCTTCCCAAGCTAATTTAGGAGAACCTTCTTTCATTGATTTTCTGGGGTATTTTTTTCCTTTCCAATAAACATTTTCATCATCATAAGAAAGATCCCCTCTCAATATTTGATCTCTATGCACTTTTTCATGCTTTTCAGCAATTTTTTGCTGCACAGGTGATAGCTTACTATTTATAAAAACTGTACCGTCATTTTCAGTAACTCCGTGTACTCCATCGGGTAAGCTTGTTTTTACAACTTTACCGTTATTCATTATAATATTTTCAACGGTGTTTTTCATTTTGTAAGCCATTATCTTTGTAAATCTTTATTCATGCTATTTATAGCAGAGTTAAACACTTTATCCGTATAAGTTGCATTTTTATTAAATACACTTCTTCTTGAAACAGGTAAGTCTTCTTCTCCTAAAAGAATTCTATATATCCTGCTTATTATATATTTACAATGTGTTGAAACCTTATACACATTATATTTAATTGTAGTTTTATTACGTTTAGAATATATATCAATCCAACCATTCGATCTTAGTTTTTGCCATCTATGTTTATCCCAGGAATATATATAAGTTCCCTTAATATAATCATCGCGTGTAAAAGTCCCTAAGCAATCAAAATGAATTAATAATTCTAATTCAGCATCAGTTAATTTATAAGTTTTACAAGCCCACTTTCTAACTAATCTATAATACTTTAATAGGCCTATATTTCTTAAATCATTAGGCTCTATTTTCATAATACTACAACAACGTCTTGTTCTTTTATAACTTGAAGATATTCATTATCAAAATCAATACCATACCCTGCAAACCTATCATAAAAAATTTCATCATCTTTTGAAATACCTTCTACATAATTACCCACAGATTTAACTTGTGCTTTTCTATAGCGTATTTCATCTTGATGTTTTTCTGTAATTATTAAACCTGATTTATTTGGTTTAACTTCTTCTTTAATAGGTTTTATTATAATATACTTATTTACAGCTCTCATTGTTCTCTTACATTAGATATTACACAATCAGCTGACATTATTGTTGTGGCAACTGATACAGCATTTTTTAATGCAGTTTTTGTTACCAATACAGGATCAATAATTCCTTCTTTAATTAAGTTAACGCTTTCACTATTTACAACATTTTTACCCCATCCTTTTTTTGTGGGATTATCATAAGATATTCCAGCGTTTTCAAGAATTGTTTTATATGGTGATTTTATTGCATTTAACAATAAGTCTCTACCATTTGTTCCGTCTTGTATTTCATTAGATGCATTGTGCAGTGCAATTCCAGCTCCAGAAACAATACCTTCTTTTAAAGCCGCTTTAACAGCATAAATAGCGTCTTCAACTCTATCTTTTTTTTCTTTTAATTCTATTTTAGAATCAGCACCTACGTATATAATACCTACAGAACCTGAAAGCATTGCTTTACGTTGTTCTAGCTTTTTTAAAGAATAAGGATTTTTTTCATTCTTTATTTGCTTGTCTATTGTCGCAATTCTTTCTTTTATATCTTCAGTATCTACATTAGTAGCTATAACAGTATTATTTTCATCAGTTACAACTTTAGATGCAATACCTAAACACGTTTCATTTATTAAATCTAAATCATCGCCTAATTCTTCATTAATAACTTTAGCTCCAGTTATTATTGCTAGATCTTCTAGCATCTCTTTTCTTATAGAAGAAAAACCAGGTGGATCAATTATATTTACTTTTATATTGCCTTTTACTTTATTCATAATAAGCGCAGACAATACTTGTTGAGAAACATTACCTATTATTAATATAGGTTTATTGTTTTTTATAGCATACTCTAAAACATTTTGTATTTTTCTTATTGATTCAATTTCTGAATCTACTATCAACACTAAAGGCTCTTCAAGTATTACTTTATTTTTTTCTTTATCGGTAATTAAATGCTGAGATTTTAAACCTGAATCAAATTGTACACCATCAACTGTATCAACATATGTTTCATCTGTTTCAGATTCTTCCATAAGTACAACACCGTCTTTACCAACTTTATTATAAGCATCTGCTATTATAGTACCTAATGTCGCATCATTATTTGTTGATATAGTAGCAACATGGTCTAGCATTTTGCCTGTAACTTTTTTAGAAGATTTTTCTAAATAAGCACATATTTCTTTTGATGCTTTATTTATATCTTCTTTTATTCTTCTTATATCTGGATCTTCTATTTTCCAGTATTCTTTTAAAATGGAGTGTGCGAGCACGGTAGCTGTAGTAGTACCGTCGCCCGCTTCCTTAACTGTTTTTTGAGCTGCCTCTTTAATGAGGGTTGCGCCGATATTCTCGACGGGATCCATAAGGATAACGCTATTTGCAACAGTCACTCCGTCTTTTGTAACTATTGGTTTACCTAAGGCATCTTCATATATAACGCATTTACCAGATGCTCCCATTGTAGACGCAACAGCTTTAGCTAATTTGTCAACTCCTGACATAATTTTGTCTTGAGCGTTATTGCTAAAAGATAAATTTTTAACAATCTCACTCGGATGATTAAATTCCATTAAATTAAATTTTAAATATTACTTAAATGTTTTCACTACAATAGGTCCCTCTGATAGTTTGAGTTTTTTCTTATAGTGATCAATAGAAGAATCAATTGCTTTTTCAGCACCTTCTATTGTTTCTCTTCTTGTTATACCTTGCCAGTTATCATCATTATTAAATTCTGTTTGATAAAAACCATTAGGTAATTGTGTAATTCGCCAATTGCTTTTTTCGGCATATTCTTTCCAAAGGTTTTTGGTTTCTTTGGATACTTGTGGTTCACTAGACCATGTATTGGTCTTATAATAAAAATACGTCATAGGTATTTGGTTTTAAGGTTAAAAAATTGTTTTTTGGTTATATAGTATATTACATTTAATTATATGTTTTTACTGTTTTCATTATTATAGTGTTTTATGGGCATGACTGCACATAATCATATGTTCCTTCTGCAATATAAGGTGGATAATCAGTTGAACTTCCAAGAGCAGTTAAAGTTAGCTGAGGTTGAGTAGAAGTATTTTGATTGCTTATGGGTTTATAAACTAAACCAACATATAAAGCTCCACCCCTGAATTTAGTAGCTGGACTGCCATTGCTATCAGTGTACAGATCTAAATTTGTACCTGAACCCGAGAGTGATCCATCGATAATATCTTGTGTTGTGGTTGGATATGCTATAGTATTTCCTGACTTAAAGTGTACTCTTATACTTGTTGAATTAGCAAATCCTCCTGAGCAAGCATTTGATCTTGTTGAAAACGCACTATATTCATCATATGCATTAGCAAACCATCCCATTGGAACAGCAGGTGTAGTAGGCGTAGCATTACTTGGAATTTCTGTTATACTATTACCATTACTATCTTTAATATCGGTAATAAATAAACCATTATTATGGTTTGGTGATGTTGTTGCAATGTTTGATCCATCATGACTTGCATAACCAAATTGTATTGCGTACGAAACACTATTAGATGACGTTGTACCTTCTAATAAAAAAGGATACCACTTACCAGCACCACCTCCCGATGACCATACTTGAGATGATGTAGCGGTTGTTGTTAGATAAGTTCTATCGCCTGGTTTTGGATATTTATCTTCAGCATCAGTATATATTTGATAACCATAATCCTGATTAGAAATATTAGCACCTAAAGCTCCTTGATAAGTGCTATATCCTGTATTTCCATCACCGAAGAAAATTGCACCGTTTGTTCCAACAGTTCCACCTGTACCTACATTAGAAGTAAGATCTTTTAATGTATTTGCTGTAACATCTGAATCTGCGTACACATGAAGAACCTTGCTTGTAGCTGTATCTACTTTAACCCAATAATCTACAGAAGCTGGGTTTACATTATATTGGTTTGATGCATTTGAATTAATTAAATAATACCCATATGTGTTTCTTGTTTCTACAGGCCAACCATTAGGTCCCATTGCTAAATCGGTTAAACCAGATGAAGTATATAATTTAGTTCCTGCCTCTAAATTTGTTGTATCAATATACCATTGGTATGATACTTGAATTGTATTATTTCCTAAATTCCAAAGTCTTTTTGATTCTGCAGGGGTGGTATGTTCATTAGATTGGAACCGTATATTATTAGTGTCAAATCCAAAAAATGAACCACTTGATGCTGGTGTTATACTGTAAGATTGAACATAATTTTGAGATAACTGAAAAGAAAATAATAACGGAGTTATAGTACCTAATTGATCATTATCATAAGCACTTATATATGCATAGTTATTAGTATATGAAATATATAAAGGAATTATTGAAGTATAAGATGATAATGCTGGATTGCTTGAAACATTAAAGTCATATAATACAGTTGCTTCAGGATATGTATTACTTAGTTCAGAAACAGGTAATTTATATGCTCTATTTGGAGGAGTATAATTATTAGAATAATTGGTATTCATAAAATAAAAATTACCATCATAATAAAAAGCATTACCAGATGTATCTGCTTTTGCTTGAATAATATCACTAGGATAACTTCCTCCCGCTTCTATTATATATTTATTAGTCCAGTTAACACCATTATCAGTAGAAATTCTTGCTGAATTACCTCCGCCTAATCTAATCCAATTATCATTACCGTCTGTTATTAATTGGGGAGCACTACTTGATGAAAATCCATATATAGTTGTAGAGGTTGCAAATCCATCTGTACTTCTATATACTGTGCCTCCATTATCTCTAATTTCTACGCCATTTCCTTCTTCTATCCAATGCGATGCTGTGCCTGTTCCTAGTGATGTCCAACCTGTAGCAAACGTACTGTCTGTAGTATAATATAAAGCATTACCTCCAGAAACAGATTCAGAAGCATAATACCTAGAACCTATTTTTTTTAAAAATTGTAATGCATTTGAACTAGTTGTAAAATTTACTGTTGATACATTATTTGTACCATCAAATGTTACTAAATCTAAACTAGTATCAGAAAATGATAATCTTGATGATTCTTCATTAACACTATAAGTATGTTGACTATGCAGCGTTGTTGATACCGCTGAAACATTACTCCAAGTAGCACCATTATCTGATGATTCATACATATTGCCATCAGCTGAAGTAGCAAAAAGCTTATTGCCTAATTTTTTAACAAGCCCTAAAATTGCTGGAGTTACAACTTCAGGACCAGATCCCGAACCTCCACCAGAAGATGAGGAAATGTGTATAAACTGAGGTCCAAAAATCATTTTATGCTGGTTGTGAAATTGTATAATAGTATTCTCCTGATCCCGTACAAGTAACCTGTATAAAGTTTACTACGGTATCATCATAAGTACCTTCTAATTTTGTTGCGCCCGCTGGGAATGTTAAAGTATAACCTCCATTACCTCCCGTAATTAAAAGTATTTTGGTCATACCAATTCCAGCGTTTGAAAATGTCATTGTTAAGTTTCCGGAAAGTGTTTGTGTAAATACTGCAGCTGTTGAAAAATCTACATCTGTAGTAAATGTAGTTGAGGTTTTAAATTCATTTGCAGTTTGAGCATATCCTATAGCATTAGATATATTACTTGCATCTGCATTTGCTAATTCATGCCAAGCACTACTATGAGCATAATACATTGTACCATCAATGTGTGAATGTGCTATAGCACCATGATATGTTCCTGCACTTGGAAATGCTGCTTGATTTGCATAATAAAAAGGAATTACCGCTGTAGTTGTTGTTGCATTATTTCTTCCAACTACATCATCTAATGTTGATGATTCACTATATGTTTGTAAATATCTGTTATCAAGATCTACATCAACTGTTGCTGAATTATTTCTAGTTAATGTTAATACACCTGTATTTGTATTAAATGAAGCAGCATTAACATACGTATCTGTTAAACCGCCGCCGCTTAAAAAAGCACTAAAATCTACATTAAATGTAGAATTATCATCTCTTGTAAATGTTGCAATACCTGTAGATCCATTTAATGTACCACTTGTAAGTCTAGCTAAATTTGTGTCATCTAAATATAATGATAAATCAATATTTGTGGCAGTACCTGTTTCATCGGTATATGTAAGTGTATTATTAGCTAAAGCAAGTGTTGTAGTTGTTTCACTATTTATATAGCCTTGAGTACTGTGATCGCCCCAACCATAAGCAGTGTTCCAATTTGCAATATTTGTATTTGTTATTGTACCTGCTGGCGAAACACTAAATACAGGGTCTGATTCAGCCGTTATATAACCAGCTAAAGAATGATCACCCCAGCTGTAAGCTGTATCCCAATTTGTAACTTGTGTAGCAGTTATGCCTCCAGCCGCTGATGCAGTAAATATAGGATCAGTTTCTGCTGTTAAATATCCCACAAGCGAATGATCACCCCATCCGTATGCTGTATTCCAGTTTGAAATATCTGCTGAAGTAATAACATTAGCGTCATGTGCTGTTGTCATTGCATCAGTTATTCCATAACCTGATACTGTTGTTGGTGTATTTAGTAAAGAACTAAACTGATAGTCAAAAGGAGTATGATAACTAAATGTGCCGTTTCCATTTGTTTGAATAGTTTGGCCAGATGTTCCGTAGGTTGTTATACCATTTAAATCATCTGGGTATATTGTTATAGTACCACCTGCTGTTACATTAATCCAAGTAAGATTTCCATTTGAATCAACACTTAATACTTTACCAGGTGCACCAACGTTTGCTGTTGTTATAGAATTTAAATCTATTGTAAAGTCTACAAACTCTAAAGCTGTTTCTCCGGAATTAACTTTTACTACCTTACCTGCTTGACTTGCAAAAGAAGACGGTGTGTTTGGTAATGATAAGAAATCAATATTTGCCGTAGAAATTGTTGTCCATGCTAAAGATCCTGAAGTTATTGTTAAAAATTGTCCGTCAGTACCTGAGGCAGATAGTTTATCTATTGTTACAGCACTATTATCTATTTGTGCTGTATTTACTGTATCTAGTGTTGCTAAAACACCTGCGTTAAGTATTGTTGAAATATCGTGGGTATGTGCCCCGTCGGCTACTTGTCCTAAATTAGTACCTACATCTCTATAAGCAGCTTCACCTAAAGTGTATGAAGCAAAAGTTGATGGAGCAGCACCGCCTGCTAATTCAAATGTTAAAGCGTTACCGTTTCTTACTATATTATTTACAAAGTAATTTGATGAAGAATTTAAAACCCATGTAAATCCAGAAGCGCCATCTGAAGTTAATACGTATCCGTTTTGTGGTGTATTTGATACGTTTAATTTTTGTTCTGTTATTATACCGTCTTGAATTTTTGATGCGGTAATAGAAGCAGCATCTATATTAGCAGTACCAACAGAATTTAAACCTGCTAAACCGCCTAATGCATTTACAATATCGTTTACATTTATATTTAATTGTACATTATCTACTATTTGTTGTAATGACAGAAATGCTCCTTCGCCAAAATCAACAATATGATCTGTTCCACCTAAAACACTAAATGTTAAAGAATTTCCAGATTGTGTTATACCGTTTAAATAAAAATTAGTATCACCTACTGCAGAAACATTTTCCCATGTAAACCCTCCAGTTCCATCTGATGTTAATACCTGTCCTAATGTTCCGTTGCCACCAACATTTAAATATTCTGATGTTACTATATTTGGTGTAGCAATATCGGAAAATGCATGCACGTGAGTTGCTGTAGCAAAATCATCTACTTGTGAAAATGCGGCTGTTCCTAATGATAATACTAAATCAGAAGATCCATTTACTGTAAACGTAACGTCTCCTGTTGATGAGTTTGCAGAAACATTTTCTAAATAAAAATTTGTGTCTGTTACACTATTTGCTTGTAATTGCACAAAGTTGGAAACAGTAGTAGCACTAAACTTTCTAGTTCTACCGTCTTCTCCCGATATACCAATAAAAAAATCGGTAGCATCTATATTTGTGTCTATGTCGTAGTTATTAATTATTGGCATTACTTTGTGTTGTTTAATTTAGTTCCTTTACCAAATCCTGATCGATTTCGTTTTGCAGATACAAAAGAACTTGTAGTATGGTCGTAATCCATACCATTAATATTTTTTCCTTTCTTTTTTGCAGCCCTCCGCTTACGTTGGTTTTCAGCCTTCATAGCTCGGCGCCGCGGTGTCATCGCAACTTTTTTGTCGCGGATTGCTTTGCGACGCTTTGCGTCAGGTGATAATTTTTGAGGCATTACTATTATTATTTATAGCAATGTTTTTTAATAGGAGTCTTTTTGCCGTAAGATTTTATTGGAGTCTTTTTACCAGAACCTCTTCTTTTAGCTGCTCTTGCAATACCTCTTTCTCCTCCAGCTCCACCTTCTTTAAGTATTTCGGCCATTTGTGATCCAGAATTAGGAATTGCTTTACTGCTTGATCTTATTTTTTGTGATTTAGCTTTATAGTCAGCTACTTCTTTTTTAATTTGTGCAGATGTTACACCTCTTTTTTTAACTTGTTCAACTAGCTCTTGTGGTGTGTAATCACGAATTTTAGTATATTCTCCTTTACCTACTTCTGCTAAAGTTTTTCTTTTAGGATCTTTTCCAGTTCCTTCTTTTTTAATTGGGGATTTACCGTATGATTTAGCTGGCGCAGCTAGTATTGCCTTTTTAAGATGTTCCGGCAATCTGTGTTGGTTACCTACAAGCGCTTTCATAAATGGCGTCTTAGGCATCATTTTGAATGGTGACTTCATTTGTTGTTTTTTTAAGATTAATCTTTTAGTTTACATGCATGTATTATAACTTGTTATATCACGTCTTAATTGTTTGACTTAAGCGGTTTCATTTCATTATAAAGATGTTGAGCTAAAGTTACCTCCACAGGATTATCCCTGTTTACATCTATTGTTTTTTGCTTGTACTCATTTGCTAGGTTTTTTTGACTTACGCAGCTTGCGGCTAGACTCCCCACAAGTGCAGTCATTATTATCGTTTTCATAAGGTTTGTTTGTTTGTGCGATATGTATTTCAATAAGCGCGTTAGTTAGTGAGTCGATACTCTTTCGTATCTCCTTTAGTTCATTACGTATACCGTTACTCTTTATGTATACTGTATCTTTACTCATAATTAAATTTTATTTGCGTTTTTTATTTGCTTCAAGCAGTCCACGTTCATACTCTAATTGTTTTTCTATTTCGAGTATACGCATTTCAAGACGATCTATAATAATAATCTTATCATCTAATCTTTCATGGACCAGATGTAGTTCATCTTTCAGTGATGTGAATTCAGAGAATATACCACCTGCTGCGAATACAGCGGCTACGAATGATATAACTATAGATAAGTTATTTTTTATAAATGAATCTTGCATGCATATTTTATTACATGCTATTCTCAGAAGTCAAAAGTGTGACGTTAGCCCCCTACATTATTATATTAATACCCTATTGTCATACCACTTAAGGTTTTTTAATATACCCCGGGTAGGTAAATTATTTTTTTGTTATAAGTTTATAGGTTTTGTATTACGCGTAACTATTTGACACTCAGCCACTTAAACTAAAACCATATTTTAAACCCCACCCCCTAACTAATTGTATATCAACACTTTAACTTTTTGCCTTTTTAATGCAAATTTTTACAAGCTAAACACGAACTATTTTGGATAATATAAATGTAAATAAAATATAAAAATTATGTTAGAAATTATAAAAAAAGAATTAGAATTATTAGCAAATGATGAGAATTATTATGGCAGCAAAATACAAATTGAAATGGAAAAAATGATAATAAAATTTGCATTCAAAGATTGTGGAATTGAAATGAAATATAATGAAGCAATTGAAGAGTTTTACAATAGAGTTTCAAAAGCTTATTAACCTCATCGGACACAGCGAGCCCGCGAGTTTTTTACAGAGTTAACACGAACTGAATTGGATAATATATAAGAACATAAAAATATAATAAAATGCAAAATATAACTATTACACTACAAACAGATTTAAGCAAAAAAGAAATTAATAAAGTATTAGAAGAAATGCTTTGGGACAGTGAATACTGTGATGAATTTGAAAATGCTACTTGGAAATTTACAAAGTAAACACGACCTCAACTGGATAATATATATGAACACATAAAATAAAAATAAAATGCAATTAACAAAAAGTCAATCACAATTAATTGAATATGCTTTAGAAAATTTACTAAACTCTGATGATTTTGATAATTTACCTGAGCAAGCACATCAAGATATGAAAATATTACTCAATAAATTCTTTGACATAACCAGAGACAAAGCACAATAACACATAACTAAAATTTAATAATAAATAAAATACACACCTTATGAAAACTAAATTAGAGAAAAAATTAGCAAGACAAGCAAAGCAAACTGAAAGACAAATGACTATGTATAGACTTGGTTCTAAAGGTCCAACAAGAATAACCTTTGCAAGAAATGCTCACTGGAACCATATCAATACAACTAAAGTGTACTATGCACATACTAGATTTGAACTCTAATGCTATACATTTTACAAACTAAACACGAATCAAATTGGATAATATAATTGAATACTAAATAAAACAAAATGAAACAAATACACACTAAAAAAATATCAATTGAACTTTACTACACTGATAAAGAATTTGATTATCTAATAGACACAATAATAAAAGTAAATGATAAGTACCACTCTAATTATCATATAAAAGACACAAAAGAAATACATAATCTAATAAAAAATATAAAATGAAAACAAAAACAATTGACTGGAACATCACAGGTAGTTTAATAAAAGAAAAGTTTAACCTCAACATCACATATGCTGATGGCAAAAAAGAAACAATAACAGACACATTAACAAATCTAATCAAAATAAAAAACACATTATGCTAGTAGAATATATAATAGAACTAATAGACAAATGGGAACGCCAAGGCGTCTCTGAAGATGAAATAGTAAAGCGCATATTAAATCGCTGGGACTTTGATGAAAAAGATATAAGAGGAATTATAAATTACAAATAAATGGACACAATATTAGATGAATTAAAAGCAGTCGAAGCAAAACTAGAATTGATACAAGAGTTATCAATCGAAGGTATGCCACTGGCCCAACAAGGTCAATTGCTATACACCAACGAAAAACTATTAACTCGACGCAATTATTTAAAACAACAAATCAAAAAAAATTATATAGGATGAATACAAAAAGAACAACACTTAACGAATACATAATAAAACAATTTTTAGATGGCCATTTCCCTGGCTACAATGCAAGTCATAACGGCGAATGGTATTTTACACTTGAAGACAATGCACTCTATGGTGGTAAAGTATTAAGATTAAAAACCGCCATGGGTGATAGTATAATTCAAGTCAATGAGAACAACGTCATAGAATGTGCTCAGCGTATTCAAGACACATTAGTTGACCTACCAAATATATTAAAACGTGAGAAAGAAATTAATGAATACTGTGCAAATAATCCTTGGACATTTGCAGGAACCTAAAACAAATAATATGATAGAACCAATGAAATATGTAACCGTATTAGATTTTGAGCAAGGTGATGTCTGTCAATATCCTATTAGTGTATGGGATGTAGATAATGAGGACCTTGAATCAAAGCTAACTGAACTAGGCCACAACATTACAAATTGTGAATGGATGGTCCATAAAAACAAACCGATAATACATTAATATGAAAACACAACAAGAAACAACAAGAGCTAATGCTCAAGACTTATTACTGGATGCTAAAGTAGCAATAAACACTTTAGTTGAATTAGGTCCTGATTATGGCGTATGGCAGAATGCACAAAGTAGTTTTAAAATATTAAAGAAAGTTAAAAAAGAACTACAATACATTGGCTAAATGCTATACATTTTTACAGACCTAACACGATAGTAATCGGATAATAATTATGAATAACAATAACAATTAAAATTAAATATTATGAACACACAAATACAAACATACTTAGACATACAATCAAAAGTAACAAGAATTGATAACCTTACAAATGCTGACTGGGATTTAAGATATGCATTTGAAAAATTTGTCCCTAAAATGTGGGAAGACGGATATGACGTTGAAGATGTAATTGAATACATGACCGTAAAGCTTCATGCTTGGATTGACAAAGCTGAACTAGATGGCGAATTAATAACAACAAATACTAAATAAAATGAAATTAGACAGATACAAACAAAACCTAAAAATAATTGGCAACGACGTTATATCATATGACACACACGTTGCTGAAATAAAAGATGGCAAACTATACAGATTAAACTGGTACGTTCCAGGTGTAGGGTCATACAGCGCAACAACTACAAAGCATATTAATTATGTAGCTAGTGAACTAAATCTTGAAATAGTATGAATGAATTTACTTGTCAAATATGCTTTCAACCAATGGCAGAAGAAGAATTTGAATTCTGTGATATTTGTGGTGAATGCTTAGAATATTAAATATTATGAAAAAAGAATTAGATGAAATAGCAACAAACGTTGCTGACGTAATAAATGAACACATTAATAATAGCATTGCATGGGCTGTTGATGGTACAGAAGTTGATGAACTCAGTGATGATTATTTTAATGAAGCAATAACAGATATAAGACAATTAGTAATTAAAAAATTAAAAGAATATTAAAATGACACATATAGAACAATTAGCACAGCTATTAAAAGTAGCTGAAATAACTGAAGATTGGAAATCAGGCACCGCTCTTGAAATCGGTGAATGGCACACAGCTGACGGGTATGACCTACACGTTATGACTGAAGACCCACACAACTTAGACTTTGAATATGATGTATACTATTATGAACCATCATTTGAACAAGTTATTGAGCGTATTAAACAAGTGGGTGAAGATGACGGTATGAATGAAGCAATCATTTACATATCAGACATAGACATATACTTACCAGAGTATGAAGTACAAGATTATATTGAAGAACATAAAGACAACGAAGATGACGAAGAATAAAAAAGATAAAATATTACAAGAAATATTTGATAATGACCCTATGGGAATATTAGATGATAAAATTGAAACAAAGGAAATGCCGTGGGACTTTTGGAACCACAACATAAATCCGATCGTAGGTTATAGTATACCTAGACCAAGTCAAAAAGGTCGCGTGCGAGATAAATTTGAATACCGACCTGAAGATGATTATATACCTAAAGATGAATAATATGGCAGGAAACAAATATGATACACCTTTTGCTATACACCGTCCAGCTTTCTATCAATTAGAATTTCACGACGAACATGGCAAAATAAATAAAATGACGGGCACACCTAAGCAAGTGATTAATTATATACTTAATCAACAATTATAAACTTTTTTTCAAATTGTGTGTGTGTTCAACCGCCCGGTAGTTGAGGTTTTTTAGAATTTCCCTCAGTTAATATAGCTATCGGGCATCTTATACAGACGGGCCACAGTAACCCAAAAAAACCGGCGTACCTCTTGGCTAGCATGGGAGAGTAAACGAAAAGCAAAGGTGAGGGTTGCATAAAGTGATGACAATGTAGGCTCTGTGGAAATAAACCTACCTCGTCTGTTATTATATAGGGAAAAGTTTAGGGGAGGCGATGTAACTTCGTTCAGAAGCGAGCCCACAGTGAACTAAACAATTCCCTAACTTTTAGCGCGGTAGAGCAGTGGCCAGCTCGCAGGGCTCATAACCCTGAGGTCGCAGGTTCGAATCCTGCCCGCGCAACTAATTTTAAATTAAATAAAATGGATAACACATATATAGACGATCGCATTGAATCAATGCTCATATCAAAAATAGCTAACTACCGTTTGAATATACGAGAAGGGTTTAAAGAAAGACACAAAGGTATGTGGCCTGAATTAAATTATAAAAGAATTATGGGTGACATTAGAGACTTAAGAGTATGGATTAGAATGGCTAAACTTATTGATGAATCTAAATATAGGATGCCAATTAAATCCCTTGAACCATATACAGTTTATAAAGCAAAACAATTATCATAATGAATATAGAACAATACCTCATAGATAAATATATGGGAGGTCGTGCTAATATACCTCCAGCAAAAAATATCAAATATGAATTAGCTGATGGCTATGAATTTGGATATAAAAATACTTTTGGAAAAAAAGGTTTAACTATAATTAAAAAGAAATGACAATACAAGAATTAAAACAATACGTTAAAGATAAAAGAAAAGCCAAAGCAAAACAATGGGCTAAACAAAAAGCTATTCACGGTGAATGTAAGCCATTTACTTTAAAAGAATATCTAAAACATCAAGATATTATTATAGCTGGTAAACGTTCGTACAAAACGAAATTTGTACACAACAAACTTTGGACAATTACAAGGTAAACACGAATATAAATGGATAATATAAATATGAAAACAAAAACAAGAGTCGCAAGACCTACAGATATACTTAAAATGGTTGAAGATGAATTAAATCTATTTAACCTAAAAACTAAAAAACGTACACGTGAATTATCGCAAGCTAGATTTATATATTTTAAACTAGCACGTAAGTTTTGTAGTTATTCAAGCTTAGCTGCTATTGGTAGAGCTGTAAAGAGAGATCACGCAACTGTACTTAATGGTTTAAAAAAGTTTGATACTGAAGCTAAATATGATAGCTATATGAACACTGTATATAATAAAATATATAGTGATTTAGATGAACACTATGTACCTCCTCAACCTCCACCTAGTTTTAAAGATGTTATGGAGCGCATAAATATATTAGAACAAAAACTAAATCAATTATTAAGAAATGGGAGTTAGAGTATTAGATCCTAAAGAAGTATATACAATTGTTAAAACAATGTATGAAGAAGGTTATCGTGTTGGATACGATTTTAGTGATCCTCGGCACTATACTAAGCATAGGTTATTACAGGATAAAACAATTGAATACTGGGACAAAAATAGAATAAGAATGAAATTAATTAAATATCAAAAATCAAAACATTATGATTAAATTAAATAAAGAAGTAGTACATGTAAACTCAATGGCTATAACAAAAGCTAAATATGATTTTGCTAATGAAATATTAGATCTGAAATTTAATAATGGAAAAACTTATAGTTATATTGGTGTAGAACCATTTATTTTTGAAGGAATGCGTAATTCTAGATCAATAGGTAAGTTTATTAATAAACACATTATAAAAGCGAACAAATATGAATATGCATATAAAAAATAATATAACTGAAACAGCAACTAATCTTTGGAATTTTGTAAATGATTTTGAAGTCGGTAACTTAGCTGATACTGAATTAGATATGCCCGAATGCAATGCTATACACGACATTATCAAAGCCTGCGAGTCAATCGTTGAAACCAAATTAGATCTGTATAAATTGTTAAATAACACATTAGAATAGGTAATATATTATTTTTATGGCCTTAAGCAAACAAGAAATCGAACAAATAGCTGAGTCGTTATTTCAAAAATTAATTAAACATCAAGAAAAGTTTGAAAAAAATACACAAACGTTTATGGTGTCTGATGAATTTGGTAATAATACTCAAGTATCAGAAATTGAATATTATGGATATGAGCTTCATAAACTTGAAAATCTACTTAATACATATGTAGAAAATGAAGATTATGAAAAAGCTGAAATAATTAAAAATAAAATTAGAATATTGAGAATTAAAATAAATAAACTATAATGAGTGAGCTTATAATAGATTGCCCTGTTTATGGCCATAAAAAATATTTAATTAATACTGTAGTACCCTTGCATGTACAAGAGAAAGCTATAAATGATATATTAAAATATTTTAGTAGCGAAGCTTCGATTGATATTGTGAAAGTTTGTTAATGAAGGCGATCAAAATTTATAAGCACATTATTTCTAATAATTACGCTAATATAAAAACCAAAATTAATGATTTTAGAAAAATTACAAAGCAGAAAAACAAAACACGTAACACTCGTTAGGGACCATGTACTGTTCCTGCATAGAAAATTGTCTAAAAGTTCGTTAGAACTATCAGATTTAAAAGGTAAACAATTAAATAGCAAAGTAAAAGAAATTCAAGCTATTGGAAGCAGAATGAAACAATACAGAAAACATTTAAATATGATATTGTTTTAAATAGCGACGATAGCAAATTAATATAATATAGTAGTAGGCTAATGTCACATAGAAATCTCGAATATCTACATCGAAGACGCATCATATATCGACGCGGACCTATAACTGATACCCCTTCTGAAATTTTTAGTTGGGGTAACTTTTATGAAAATGGTACATACGAGTGCTATGAATTATTTAGATCTAAAGCTATGATAACGTCTTATAAATCATTTAAATGGCATTTATTAGTATTATGGTATTTAAATAAACATATGACATATGATGATTTTTCGGAATTAACGCACTATCTTGCAGATAAGGACAATGGATTTGTTACTATAAAACTAAATAATATAAGTATTAAAAATTTAGTTGATGAAGTCTTTGAACAAGACTTAGAAGCACCTCCAAAAAATAAAATGCGTAAAATTATTTTTAAAGAAGGTTCTGGATTAACATCAATAGAAAAATTAAAAATAGTTGGTAGTATAATAGGTAAAAGAAAAAAAGCCGAGCCACCAGATATTTATGAAGCAATGTTAGGAATACATGAAAACAATAATAGGATAACAATAAGTAAAATAGCAAATGTATTAGATGTTTCAACAAGAACAATATATAGAAATATAACCGCTGAAATAAAAAAAGAAAAGGCGTTATTAAATGAAGAAATATAATATTGCAAATTATGTTAGATTTAAGCATGACATTGCATCTTATGGAAATATACCTGACACAGGAGACAGCAGACAAGATTTAATTATATCACATATAAGTTTAGTTGAAACAATAGCAAGAAAATTTTCAACATCACAACAAGCATCTGGAGTGATGACAATAAATGATTTAATACAAGAAGGAACAATAGGTTTGATAGCAGCAGTAGATAAAATAGATTGGAATCAAATAACAGATTCAACTGAACCAGAAAGAACTTTAAATAGTTTCTTATCTAAAAGAATAAAAGGTGCTATAAGAAGAGCTATTGATATTAATAGGGGTAACATACGTATACCTGAGCATAAATTAAATGATATACGTAAGAACTCTGAAACAGATAAAAAAACAGTACAAATGTTTTTCAATAGTGTATTTTATTCTATTGATGAAACAGATCAAGATAATAATACTTTTTATGAAATACCAGATAATTCAAAAGAGTATAATATAGATATAATGAATAAATATTTATTATCTATAATGGAGTCTCATCTTACTATAAAAGAATATGATGTATTAAGAATGAGTTATGGCCTAGATTGTGGAAAAATGTCCGCAAAAGAAATAGCAGATAAATTAAATATAAAAGGCTCTGCGTCATATGTGAGAATATCACAAATAAAAAGGGATGCAATAAATAAATTAATTGACAGCGTTGATCCCGCGCAAGTAGTTGATTTTCTATAAGTTTAACCATTAATACGTAATATATATTATATGACTATTCATGAGAAATTAAGTTTAATACAACAAGAGTTTAAGTCTAAAAAATCACGATATAACTCTTTCGGCAAGTACAACTTCAGATCTGCCGAAGACATTCTTGAAGCACTTAAACCATTTAACAAAAAGTATTCAGTATACTTTACTGTTAATGAGAAGTACCTAGGCGATGGCGTTATCGAGTCGGCAGCAACTGTATTTGATGCAGATGGTGCAAACTTTATTACGGCAACCGCACTAGTTGGCGTAGATTTTAATCAGAAAGGAATGCAAGTACCTCAGCAATTTGGTTCAGCATCTTCTTATGGTAAAAAATATGCGCTTGGTAATCTATTACTTATTGATGATACTGCAGATTCAGATGCAACAAATACGCATAATAAGTCTAGTAAATCTAAACCTAAATTAATTAAAGGAACAGAAAACTGGACAAAAGCAATTAGTTTTGTTGAATCAGGAGGGGCAGTTGATGCAATATTAAGTAAATATGATGTAAAAAGTGATGATATGTTAACATTAAAAGTGCATGAGCCAAGATGAAATAATTGAAAAGCTAAGAGACGATAATCATTATTATGGTGATTATGGTAAAAAGTTTCTAAGCAATTCAGATATTTCCGTATTACTTACAAATCCGCTCAACTTTAAAAAACCCAGTAAACCATCACCCGCTTTTTTAGTCGGAGGATATTTTCACACGTGTATTCTTGAGCCTGATAAGCTTAAGAAATATAAAGTTATAGATAGCTCTACCCGTAACACTAAGAATTACAAGGAGTTATCTGGAGGTGAATTATGTTTATTGCAACATGAAGTTGATCAAATAGAAGTAATGCGAGACAAAATGCTTAACAATGAAATTATAAATAAATTAATTACGGGCAATGTTGAGTATGAAGTTCCAGGTGTTATTGAAATTGAAAATAATATGTGGAAAGGCAAAGCGGATATTATAAATCACGATGAGAGATTAATTATTGATCTCAAGACTACAAATGATATTCAATCATTTAAATATAGTGCAAAACGTTATAATTATGACAGTCAAGCCTATGTTTATAGTAAGTTATTTAATTATGACTTTTTGTTTATCGTTGTAGATAAGAATACTCATCAGTTAGGTTTATTTGATGTGTCTGATAAATTTTATCAAACAGGATTAGATAAAGTACAAAAAGCAACTGATGTGTATGAGCTGTTTTACAAAACAGAGAATTTTAAACCAGAAAACTATTTTATTAACCAAACATTATAAAAATGGCAGGAATTATTAAAACAAGTATTAATTTAACCAATATACCAAAAGACAAAATCATAGAAGGTAAAAAAGGTAAATACTTACCTATTACAATTACAGTAAATGATGAAGTCGATCAATTTGGAAATCAAGGACCTGTAATAGTTTCACAAACTAAAGAAGAGCGGGAAACAAAGGTTGACAAAACATATTTAGGTAATGTACAAGTTGTATGGACTAACGGTGAATTTCCTTCACCTCCACCACGACCTGAACAATCTAATGTGGAAATGTTACAAAGTATAAGCAATACTAAAGAAGAGGATTTACCATTCTAATATGAATATAAACAATACGGAGATCAATGGATTCTTGATTGATACATTCAATCAATATGATCTACAGATAGGTAAGAAAGAGGGTATTTGCCCTCTTTGTTCATCTGATAGAAAACCTGAAAATAGAAAGCGCAAATGTGCATCTTATGATTGGGAACGGGGTCTTGGTACTTGTCATAATTGTAATTCAACTTTTCAATTGCATACATATCAAAGAAAAGGTAACGCAGATAAAATTTACATTAAACCTGAAGTAAAGAAGCAGGATTTAGGAAGTAAGATTACTAAATGGTTTAGTGAACGTGGTATATCTCGGGAAACTTTAGAAGCCTTAAAAGTTTCTGAAGGCCCTGAGTATATGCCTCAAACTGGCAAACAAGAAAATGCTATACATTTCAATTATTTTGCTGGTAACGAACTTATTAATGTAAAATATAGAGATGGTCGCAAAAATTTCAAACTATATAAAGGAGCAGAAAAAATATTTTATAATATTAATAACATTGTTGGTTATGAATATTGTATTATTGTGGAAGGCGAGATTGATGCTCTTAGCATTTATGAAGCTGGTATACCTAATGTTATAAGTGTACCTAATGGAGCTACATTAAACTCAAATAATTTAGATTATTTAGATAATTGTATAGATTATTTTGCGGATAAAGATAAAGTTATTATAGCTGTTGATCAGGATGAACCTGGTGTAGCTTTAAAAACTGAATTAATTAGAAGGTTAGGAGCAGAAGTATGTTATGTAGCAGATTTTGATGATTGTAAAGATGCAAATGAATATTTATTAAAATATGGAAAAGAAAAACTGGTACAGTGTATTACCAAAGCAAAACCGGTACCGCTCGAAAACGTTACAACCCTTAAAGATATTGAGGGTGAGATTACAGATTTTGTGGAAAATGGGTTTAAAAAAGGGTATCAAGTTGGTCTGGAAAATTTTGATGAAATATTTTCAACGTACACCGGACAATTTATTACTGTTACTGGCATCCCTTCTTCTGGCAAGTCTGACTTTGTTGATCAAATGGTTATAGGTTATAATGCAAATTATGGCTGGAAAACAGCATTTGCCTCACCTGAAAATGCACCTACATTTTTACATGCTCATAAATTAATGAGAAAAGTATGGCAAGATATGCCTCGTAAAAGTGATATAGGAGGAGATAAATGGAACTCAATAGCTGGACACGTTAATGATAATTTCTTTTTCATAGATATGGAAAGGTATACATTAGAGTCTGTATTAAAGAAAGGAGCTGAGCTTGTAAAGCGGAAAGGGATTAAGTGTTTAGTTATTGATCCATTTAATAAAATTAGAGACATTGATGCTAAAACAGAAGATGTAAATAGATATACTATGGAATATCTTACTAAAATTGAAATATTTGCTAAAAAATATGATGTTTTAGTTATCATTGTTGCTCATCCAACTAAAATGTATAAAGATACTAATGGAAAAATTGAAGAACCCACAATGTACAATATTAAAGGAGGTGGTGAGTGGTATGATGCTTCTTATCATGGTCTTCTTGTTCATAGGGATTACGACAATAAAACTGTTAAAGCAAAAGTTCTCAAAGTTAAATTTCAAAATTTAGGTGAGAATGGAGCTGAAGCATATTTTAAATGGGAACCTAAGTCTGGTTGCTTTATACCACATTATGAAAAAGTTAAAGATGAAGTAATGCCATGGGAAGCGGTTTAAAAAGCAAAAAGAAAAATGAAGGTATGCCAATATATTTACCAAATGAAGAAGAAACTAAATGGCGGGATTTTTGTGTTCAAAACAATATTAGAATATCGCCATTGGGTATTAACGGTGAAAAGAAAAAATGGAAAATAGGTATTTCATTAGGCCCATATAAAAAAGGAGAAAAAATACATATTGCACCTAGTATTTATGATGCTAATACAATATGGATCGAATATTATAGAATGTGTAAATTTTATTATGATAAACATAGAAAATGAATATTTAGGATTATTGTCAGGAGTCTTGCATGGAGGAACTGAAAAACCAGATCGCACAGGCACAGGAACACGTGCTGTATTTGGTAGAATGCTTAGACACGATATGGCTCTTGGCTTTCCTATTTTAACAACTAAAAAAATATATTTTGAAAAAGCTGTTGCAGAGTTATTATGGATATTATCCGGGCGTACAGATCTTGATTATTTGCATACTCACAATGTTAAGTATTGGGATGCAGATTATAAGCGATCGGGTAGAACCGATGGTACACTGGGTCCCGTATATGGCAAGCAGTGGCGTCGTTGGGGTAATAATGATCAGTTGTTCACCTTACTTCAGCAAATTCAAGATAATCCATCCTCGCGCAGACTTATGGTTAGTGCGTGGAACGTTGGTGAGCTTGATGATATGGTATTGCCTCCTTGTCATCACGGTTTTCAAGTCTATTGTGTTAATGGCGAGATGAGTTTAATGTGGCAGCAAAGATCTGCTGACATATTTCTCGGTTTGCCTTATGATATAGTAATGTATGGCTTGTTACTAGAGTTGCTCGCAAAAGGCAGCGGGTATAAACCTAAACAATTGATTGCTAGCTTAGGTGATTGTCATTTATATAATAATCATATTGAAGCTGCAAAAATTCAATTAGAAAGGTCTACCTTTGAATTACCGCAATTAAAAATACCTTATGGAATAACACTAAGAGGAAAAGGTAATTATACATACATCCCTGAACCGGATGAAATTAAATTAAATAATTATAAATATAATAAACCAATTAAAGCAAAACTATCAACATGAAAAAACTAATTTTAATTTTATTATTTCCAATTTTTATAAATGCGCAGGTAGAATATTTTACTGCGTTAAATTTTCAAAACAATATAAGAAGTTATTATAATTTAGATTTACTATCTTATGATAAAGAATTATCTAACAAAGCACAAGCTTGGGCAAATCATATAGCAGCAACTAATAATTTCACTCACGAAGATGATTTATATGGTGAAACTATATATGCTTTAGATAAAGAATATTATAATCAACAAGTTAATTATATATTAGATGCAGTAGTTCACTGGACATTATCAGAAGATGACAATAGAGTTCCATTTTACCAAATGATTTATCCTGATATAAGTAAAGTTGGATTTGGAATATCTGAAAACGCTGAGTCAATTTTTGTTGTAGCTAAATATGATAAAATCTACCAATAAAAAAATATATTATATTTATCACATTCCAGGTCAAAAAATAGGAATGACGTGTAATTTAAATAAACGCGTTGAAAGTGAACAGGGATATAATAAAGACGAATATGATATTCTTTTTTCATCAAGAAATGTAGATAAAACATCTTGGATGGAAAGACAATTGCAAAAGTTCTACGGCTATAAAGTTGATAGACAATTATATACTAATTTAATAAAACTTAAATCTATGAAAGTTAACCCCACAGAACAAACCTCGACGTTTAATTGTGAGAAACAAGACTTAGAAATGGTATTAGATCAAAATGATGGTCTATCTTGGAAAACAAGTCTTGGCGAGTTTCAAATAAATAATGAAACAAAAAAATGGATACTAGCAAATGTGAAGCCATCCATGTACAACAATGACCGTTGTTTTATTTATAATAAAGCTTATTATGAAGCTTTTTTAGCAAAACCTACTTATGATAAGGTAGAGATATTTGATCTTATTAGAAGCTGGGCAGATGAGCGAGGGATATATAAAGAAGGTGATCCAAAGACACAATTAATTAAATTATATGAAGAAACAGGAGAACTCGCCAAAGCAATACTTGAAGGCGATAAAAATGGTATTATTGACGCTATTGGTGATAGTGTTGTTGTACTTACAAATCTCTCAAAATTGGTCGGATATGACATTGAAAGCTGTATTCAGTCTGCTTATGATGAAATTTTTGATAGAACTGGTAGAATGATTGATGGAACATTTGTAAAAGATACATTATGAGAGATAGAATAATTGAACAAGTAATTAATAAAATTAAATCACGTTCTGACGTTGGCTATAAAAAATATAAAGTTACTTTAGCTGATGATGAGCAACCACTAGACACATGGCTACAGCACCTACAAGAAGAACTTATGGATGCTGTTAACTATCTTGAAAAAGCACGAATGGTTTTACGTGATGAGATTGAAGAATGTTATGTAAGGGATGCGCAAGAAAATTAAAAGAAAAAGAGGTCCAGTAACAGCAAAGAAAATATCTTATGATGGTGTTAACTTTGCTTCTGGTCTTGAGCGCTATATGTATATGGCTTTAAAAAAACATAAGATAAAAGCTAAATACGAAGGTGAAACATTTGTTTTAATAAACGGTTTTCATTTAGCTAATCAATCTTTTGAAAGACAAGCCAATGGAAAGGGTGAATTAGTTAATAGAGGAGGTAAAAGAATATTACCTATAAAATATACACCAGATTTTATAGGAGACGACTTTATAATAGAAACAAAAGGTAGAGCAAATGAATCGTTTCCTATAAGATGGAAATTATTTAAAAGATTAGTTTCTGAACAATTTCCTGATTACGTTTTATTTAAACCACAAAATCAAAAAGAATGCGACAGAGTAATAGGCATAATAAAGGAGATGCGAAACAAATAGCTAGAAAGCATTATGCCAATCGCCAGATAGAAAAATGGATTAAATGGACGATTGAGAACAGAGGGTATTTAAAATATAAAGAACTTGTTGAAATACATGATCAGTATAATATAAAATGTTATGGCTAAAAATATAATAAGTAATTATACACAAAAAAAGAAAATAAAAAGAAAAGGTGTGCACGCTAAAAGCAAAACATCTAAATTAAAAACCAGTAAAAATTATGTTAAACTTTATAAAGGTCAAGGCAAATGAGATTAGTTCCAGATAATTGGGAAATAACTATAGGACTATATCCAGGTATATTGCTTGGTATGAGATCTTATGTAGAAAAAGATTATGTACAACACGTGTTTTATCTACCTTTTGTAGATTTATGCATAGAAATAGAAAAAATATAATGGGATTATTTGATGAAAGAATACCGTATAAACCATTTGAATACCCCGAATACTATACTGAGGGATGGCTTAAACAAGCTCAAGCGTTCTGGTTACATACCGAGATACCAATGTCAGGTGATGTCAAGGATTGGAACGAAAAGCTTACAGACTCAGAGAAAAACTTGGTTGGAAATATTTTACTGGGTTTTGCGCAAACAGAGTGTGCGGTGTCTGATTACTGGACACAAAAAGTTGTATCATGGTTTCCGAAGCATGAAATACAACAAATGGCAATGATGTTTGGATCACAAGAAACTATTCATGCGGTTGCATATAGTTATTTAAACGAAACTTTAGGACTTGAAAACTTTGAAGCATTTTTACATGAGCCGACAACGGCTGATAGATTTGATAATCTCGTTGCTTACGATGGTAACGATCCCGTGGGTATTGGTAGATCATTGGCAATATTTAGTGCATTCGCAGAGGGAGTTAGTCTCTATTCTGCTTTTGCTGTTCTTTATAGCTTCCAATTACGTAATTTACTCAAGGGTATTGGACAACAAATGAAATGGTCTGTAAGAGATGAATCATTACATAGTAGAATGGGTTGTCAATTATTTAGACATATGTGTCAAGAAAATAAAACATTATTAGAAGATTGTAGAGAAGATGTTATTAAAGCAGCAGAAACAATGCTTGAAGCAGAAGAGCGATACATTGATAAAATGTTCGAACAAGGTGATATTGAAAACCTTAAAGCCGACGATCTTAAACAATTTATTAGAAAAAGACTTAATGAAAAGTTATCAGAACTTGGCTACCTCGACCTCGGGGGGTACTTTGCTTTTAAAGAAAAATCAGCAAGCAATCTCGATTGGTTTTATCATCTTACCGGTGGTCATACTCACACTGATTTCTTTGCAGTTAGGCCTACTGATTATTCTAAAGCAAACGAAGGAGAAGATTTTGAGGATATATGGTAAAAAAAAATATAATTAAATGTAGTCAATGTGATGAACAATTTCCTGATGGTTATGAATACAGAATGCATTGGGAAAAAGAACATCTTTATCCTTATTTAAATAATGAAAAAATACTTAAAAAATCTAGTAAAGCCTCGTAGACTTTCACCGTTAGAAAGATTATCTAATAGATTAGGGTATATGGGGGCAGCGTTTATTATGATGTCTCCATATTTACTTTCTTATGGTGATATGGGTATTTACACCTATATAATAGGTGGAGCATTAGCATTACCACAAGTTTGGTTGGCTAAGCAATGGAATTTAGTAATAGTTAATTTAAACGTTATAATAGGTTATATAATATATTATTTTAATGCATAATGAAAGAAAGCAAACTAATAGAAATGTGGAACAGGATAGAAGTTCTGGGCCAAAACGTACAACAAATAATAAACGAAATGAACAATCTCAGAGATTTATCTATTGGGACGATGAGCCTAGTGAAGAAATTTGACGGGTACGAAAAAGCACTGGAAGATTTACAGAAAGATATTTCGAAAGAAATGAATAATAAAAAGAAAAAAACTAATGTGGAATAGTAACTGGAAAAAAGGTGAAGACTATCCTGTATGGGGAGATACAGATGTCTATAAAAAAACAATAGCTGGTGGTTATTTATACAACGGTGAGTCACCTAAAGAAGCGTATATGCGTGTTGCAAAAACTGTTGCGAGGCGTTTATATAAGCCTGAAATGGCCGATAAATTTTTCCAGTACATATGGGATGGTTGGTTGTGTTTAGCTTCACCAGTGTTGTCTAATACAGGCACAGACAGAGGTTTGCCTATTAGTTGTTTTGGTATTGATGTTGCAGATAGTATACAAGATATAGGGAATAAAAATTTAGAAATGATGCTCTTAGCCAAGCATGGCGGCGGTGTTGGAATAGGAGTTAATATGATTAGACCCGCTGGAGCTAAAATTACAGGTAATGGAACAAGTGACGGCGTGGTGCCTTTTTGCAAAATCTATGATTCAACAATACTCGCCACTAATCAAGGATCTGTCCGCAGAGGAGCTGCATCAGTTAATATCAATATTGATCATTCCGACTTTGAAGAATGGTTGGAGATCAGAGAACCGAAAGGCGATGTCAATAGACAATCCCTCAATCTCCACCAGTGCGCTGTGGTCGGCGACAAGTTTATGCGAAAACTTGATAGAGGAGATAAAGACGCTAGAAGAAAGTGGGGTAAGCTACTCCAGAAACGTAAAGCAACTGGAGAACCTTATATCTTATTTAAGGGAAATACAAACAAAAGTAACCCAAAAGCGTATAAGTCAAATGGACTTAAAGTTCATATGACAAACATATGTAGTGAAATAACATTACATACTGACGAGTCACATTCATTTGTTTGTTGCTTGTCATCTTTAAATTTAGATAAATACGACGAATGGAAGAATACGAATTTAATTTACGACGCAACTTGGTTCCTGGACGGTGTGCTGGAAGAATTTATTCAACGAGCAAAGAATATGAAGGGATTCGAGAACTCTGTACGCAGTGCGGAAAAAGGGAGGGCACTTGGATTAGGTGTCCTTGGGTGGCACAGCCTATTACAGAAAAAGGGAATAGCTTTCGAAGGTTTATTAGCGCAATTCAAAACGCGGGAAATATTTTCAAAAATAAAAATTGAAACTGAAAGAGCTTCAAGAGCTTTAGCTGAAATATATGGTGAACCTTTATGGTGTGTTGGTACAGGTTTTAGAAATACACATTTAAGATCAATAGCTCCAACGGTTTCAAATAGTAAGCTATCGGGTAATGTATCACCTGGTATTGAACCTTGGGCGGCTAATGTGTTTACTGAACAATCAGCTAAGGGAACATTTATTAGAAAAAATAAAGAACTTAAAAAAATATTAAGAAAAATTGGAATCGACAATAAAGAAACTTGGGATAAAATTTTGGAAGACGGTGGATCCGTTCAAGGAATTAAAAAACTCGATGGATGGTATTACGATCACTCAGGAAGACTTACCGAAGAAGATGGTGAGCCTGTAAAAAATGTATTTAAAACATTTAAAGAAATAAATCAATTAGAATTAATAGGTCAAGCAGGTATAAGACAAGATTATATAGATCAATCTGTAAGTTTAAATTTAGCGTTTCCTTCTGTTGCTGAACCTAAATGGATTAATAAAGTACATTTAGAAGCATGGAAACGAGGTATAAAAACCTTATATTATATGAGAACAGAATCTGTACTTCGCGGTGATATAGCCGCAAACGCTATGAATCCTGATTGCATATCGTGTGATGGATAAAAAAAAGGGGCCGCAAAGCCCCTTAATTATTTATATTGATGGCTCAGTTGGCCATACTATTTTTCCATTCTCCGTTGAAGAATTCACTGGAGCATCTCTAAGTTCCTGCCTATAAACAGCATAAGGTGTTTTTATACTATCAGGTACATCAGCGCCTTGTGTCCAGTCACTACTTTTTAACTTTGCATTTCTTTGAGCTCTAAAATTAGCCCACCATTTTGCCTCATCTCTTGCGTTAGCTTCGTCTATTGTCATATTTTTAATTTTTAATGCTATTGATTATACTAATACACTACTTACATTACCTACTGTATCTACTGTTATTCTTCTATAACTACCAGCGTTGTCTTTTATTAATACTCCTTGACTAGAATATGGTTCTCCTTTAATTTTTATACTTCCTTCAATTTCAACTTGATTAGTTGATTCATACAATTCCCAAGTAGGATCAGTCGCATTTCTAACAACTACATCTAGGAATCCCCAACCACCTGGATCTGAGTTGTGACCAAACTGTAAATTAGCTAATGGACTATAAGCGAAAAAATCAACTCCATCCCATAAATTAACATCATTTCCGTTTGCATCTAATACTCTCCAGTAATAATTATATGTGGGTGTTCCTGAAAATGGAAATCCTCCTTCCATTCCTTCTTCATAATAAACTAATTTTAAATGATCAAAATTAGGATTTATACTATAACCAGGAGTACTAGGAGTATTACCATCATCATACATAAATTGTCCAGATGGAATATTTCCTTTATTTTTAAGTTTAAGCGTAGCATTTCCTAGTGGTACATTAGTATAACTAGAACCATATCGCACTCTTGTTTGAAGCAGTGGATGATTAATAGCTATTCCTCCAGGTCCATTTATTGTACCGGTTGCATGACCTATAATTGGGCTAGGAATATTCGTTCCAGCATTATTTTCAAACTGAAATGTAGTTGGATTATCTCCTCCTAAAGCAGTTCCTCCCTTCCATACAGCTAGCAATGTTTCTTGTGGATTATTTAAATTACTAGTATCAGCGCCTCCAATTGCTGCTGGTGCTCCAAATACTCCTTGATTATTTGCTACAGCAGAAGTTAATTCGCCCGTAGTTGGATCAGCTGATATTTTTGTATTTCCTACAAATAAAGAATTAGAAGATATATATAAATCTCTAAATTTATTTGTTGAAGACCCTAAGTCTATCTGCTCATTACTAGCAGGAGTTATAGAGGTATTGGACATAGAAACTCTATTTCCTCCCTCGTGTTGTAATATTATATTTCCTGCATCATCTGCAGCAATATAAGTATCATCATTTGTACCTAAAATTATCTTATTATTATCTGGCATTCTTTTGTGTTATTTATTGTGTTATTTATTTGTTATATTAATGCTGTATTCATTGTTGCAGTAGAATAAGTACCTCCATTTAATTGATTCCATACAACTATTCCTGATGTTTCAGAAATAGTCATTCTAAAATCTGCAGAACCTCCGAAATTGGGTCTATATCCCTGCCACATTTGGTAACCATTATTACCAAAAGCAAATACTATATTAACATTATAATTTGTTTGACCCGGCCATAAATTTGTCCCGTTACCTAAATGATCAAAAGCAAAACCAAATTCATCACCTTGTTTTAGATACGCGCAATCAAGAATTACACCTATTACTTGGCCAGGAGGAAAAGCTGAACTTGAAGGCCAAGCTCCATCTGTTATAAAATATTTTGTGCCAGGAGTAACTTTAATATTTATATGATTACCAGTTGAATAATCATTATACATATAAGGATTAGCATTAGCATCCTGATCTCCCATTTTTCCTGTAATTTGTGCTCTTAAATCAATATTAACTATATTTCCGGGAATACCATATTGTCCAAATCTACCATAACCTGGATTTTTGTCAACTCCTCTATCAAGAGGATAACCATACATATAGCCATTCCCATTAATTTCTAACCTAAGTCTATGTCCTCTTCCAGGATAATAAGTTTCCATAGGATATTCAACACCATAACCTCCGCTTCCATTAGGATCAACACTATAAGCTAATCCTTGTGAATTTTGTGATCCAGTGTTAGGTGCATTATCTTGTCCATATAATGTATACATAAAATATTCACCAGGGCCAGATCCATTATACTGAGAATGATTTTTAGAATAAAATATTAAATGTTTTTTACCGGATTGATTAGCATTTAAAAAACCTTCCATACCCATTAAAAGATCTACATATGTGATTCCATACGTGCTTTCATCTGTGTATCTATCAAATTCTATTTCAATACCTAGAAACTCATGAGTATTATTATTTGTAAATATCTCATTAACATTATTAAAATTAGCACCCCAACTCTGAACTTTGTAAAGACCACCTGCTTTTACACCACTAACTTGTAACACATTATCTAAAGCCATTGCTTGATGATTCCATCTTTGATCTCCTGAAGAATATGGTGTTTTAGTACTAAAATCATCTGTTGTTTTAAATAATTGTTCAGCTTCATTATCTGTTACAATTGATAACTTTTTAATAAAATTAGTTGTTTCACTAAATTTAATTGGTGTTGTAACATCTATGTCTTCTACTATATATAGTTGTATATCAGCAGATAAAGGAAGACCATATATACCTCCTTGTCTTTGACTAAATCCATTAGAAAAAGCATCATTTGGTCCTGCACCTGCTAATTCTGTAGTATTTGCAACAGCTAATAAATCAGCTTCCATAGCAGAAAAATTTGAAACATCTTGGTGAGCGTACTGTATTACAATTTGATCATGAGCAGGTACTGAAAAAGCTATTTGAGAAGCGTTGTACCAAGAAGCATTATTCAAATTCATACGCATTGGGCCATAAACATTACCATTTATTTTTAGTGATATTTTGAAAGGACCATTATTACCTCCATAAACTATAGTTCCATCGGGAGCTGAAAGAGTACCGGAGTTATTAAGAGCTGGGTTTATTGTAAGAAATAATCTTGGTGAATTACCACTATTTGCTTGAGCATACCATCCGATTAAAGTTTCTCCAGGTAAAGAGGTATGAGTAAATGTTGTTCTACCTGAATCTTCACCAAATGCGTTTTGTTCAACTCCAGTAATAGTTCGTATTATTTGATTAGGGTCTGGAGCGCCTCCAACACTTTCTGGAGCTCCTGTTGTTTTATTAATTGTTTGTAGGCCTTGTTCCCCTAGTTTAATTCTATTGCCGTTTGCTTCTGCAAAAAAATCACCTTGGTCATTCGCGGCAAGTTTTACTTTTTTATTCTTATCTAAGAACAATTCATATTTTTCTGGCATAACTTATATTTTTATATATTATTTATATTATTCTTTCCTGAGGATAAACCATAGGGTTTTTCTTTGCTAAAAATTCAAAATGCAATGGCTCATTATTTATAACAATGCCTGTCATAAACCCATATCCCTCTTGATATGTTGATTTTGCATCTATACCGGCTTCATAAGTATCATATGCTGCTAATATTGCTGTTCTTTCATCTGTAATAGATTGAGGTATAGCTATATCTCTTTCAGCTTTTCTTGTAATGTACCAATCACTTCTTTTTAAAGCACTTTGTACATAAGATTTAATTTCTGTAGTTAATTTATTTTTTTCTTCAGTTGTCATAATTTATTTTTTTATGATTTGTTTTTACCTTGCATTGCTTTTTTAGCCATATATCTGTCATCATGCTCAAGTGCTGCTTTAAGAATAATTTTATCCATCACATTGTCTTGATTGTCAAGCATTTGTTTTTGAAGACCAATAACCATGGCTTCTAAATTATCTTTTGCTTGAACAAGCATGTCAATTTGGTTGTTTTTCTTTTCAACTTCATTTTTTAAAGCGGTAACATCATCTGGTTTGGCACCAGTGATTGTACTTACCACAATACCAATACTTGCGGAAATTGTACCAATAAGCATCATTACAACTTCTTTATTAGTATCTAACACAGGGAATTGTATAAGTGCTACAATAATACCTATAACAAATAGGAATATAAATAATGATCCTACATAATGTCTAATTTCGCGCGCAACGCCGTTTCTGGGAAGTGCCATATATTTTTACTTTTTTAATCGTTTATAAATGCCTATTACTGTATAAATAATACTTAACAGCAATACAAGAGTTTGTAAAACCGGTGTAACAGAAGTCATACTAGTAGCTAATGCTATCAAATTTATGCTATATATTTTCAAATCTTCTACCATTTTTTTGATTAATATTTACAAGAGCTTTTCATTGTAATCGGACTAACTCTTCGCGGCTTACCTGCTGGCTGCCCTAACCTTGTTTTCTCTCTAATTTTACTTCTTTTTTCTGAAGCAGACATTTCTCCTGCTGTTTTACCTGTTTTACTAGATATTTTTTTACTAGGCCTACAATATGGTACACCTCTGCTTTCTCCTTTGCTTCTACCACAGGGTTTACCTGTACGAACATCAACCCATTTTTCTTTAAACCATCTTTTAAGATTAGCGCCTTGTTCTGTTTTTCTTACTTTTTTTAAAGCAGCTCTTTCGTTTTTACTAGCCCATACAGCTTTTCTTTGGGCATCACTAACGTAAGGCATTATCCTATATTACCGCCTCTTTTACGGCATTTTGCAATATAACCTGATGCATATGCAGAAGGAAATACTCTATATTTAGCTTTTGCTTTTCTATAGCATGCATCCTTTTTAAGTAAAGGTGACTTAGTGCATGTTTTTGATGTTATCGGAGCGTACTTCATTTTGTTTTTAATTTTTTTCTTTTTAAACCACTTTTTAATTTTTTTGTTTTCAAAAAGGACTTTGCTTTACTTTCTTTTTTGGTTTGCTTTTCTATCATACCTAATTCCCATTCACCCCATCCAAGCATTAATGCAGTACCTTGCCAAAGTTCTGTTTCAGGTTGCATTGCTGTATATATGTGATCCATTTTTAAAACTATACGGTCAGCGGGTAAATTAGTTCCAGCAGAAATTACTTTTCCAGCGGCTAAAAAAGCTGGATTATCTAAACTAAATCCTTCTGTAAATACTTTTTCTTTTGATTGCTTATATGTAAATGTTTTACCAGCTGAAACAAGTTTTCTTAATTTAGAGTTTATAGGCGGTGATATGGCTGTTGCTTCTATTGCAACTTTAGTATAATCAGGCCTAGATTTTTTAGCTTCTTCTACTATCTTGATAATCATATTCTTAACTGTTGCCGCGGCAGCACCATAAACCCCCATACCTCTTAATAATGTATCAGCACTACTATTACCTATTCTATAATATCTTGCTTTCTTATCATCTTCTTCTTCATCATCAAATAGCAGTGCAAATAGTCCTTGTTGTAAAGCGGAGAATATAATATTCTGTATTACACTATAATACGCAATCTTACTTATATTTGTCTTCCAATCTCCTCTTCCATTAATTAAATCTAATGTAGCCTTTTTTGTAAGCCTTGCATATTGCATTGGAGTGTTACCAAATGCTAATACAAGTCTACCTAATGAACCTGCTTGTTGCATAGATATTCTATCAGGCCTAGCAGACTGTTGTGTTTCTTCTGCTATTTCTTGAAAGTCTGTAAATGCTTTTTGTTCTGCTTCTTTTTGACTTAATCCTTCTTTTTTGTATTTGTTTATTCTGTTTCTATAAAACGTAGCACCACCTGAAGCAATAGCAAATGAGTCAGCAATTTGTGTTGGTGTAAATCCAAACTTAAGTATTGCAGCAAGCATTGCTTGTACTTGGTTTTTAGATGTAGCTGCTGCTTTTGCAATTTCATCAGCATTTACATCAGTTTGTAAACCAGAACGTCTTTGTTTTAAAAAGTCTGAATTAAATAATGTTGAAAAATCTTTTACATACTGCGGAAAATTAGCTAATGCTATACCCGCAGCAATTGGATTATTATCACTAAAGTTTATAAAGTTAACAGCAGATAATGTTTGCAGTACAGCAGACCTAGCGTTAAAGAACATTATAGTACCTACAGAATTGTTAGTCCATGTTTGAAACTTTCTTTCAATATCGCTAGCATCTTTAAATTTATTTCTACCCTTTTCCATTCTATAAAGCATGTTTTCTAATGCTTTAATATATGATTCACCGTATAATGCTTTTAACTTGTTTTTATTTTGATCATTAAATATTTGATCAACATTTTCTTTCCATTGAGTTAAATATTCAGCTCTCTTTACATCATTTATATAAGAAACTAAATCAGTAGTAATATCACCAGCTATCCATTCTGTAGATGGCGGAGGATAACCTTCAGGGTTTAAAGCCATTAATCTTTCAGCAAAAGCTTTTAGCTTAGGATTATTTCTTACTATTCTACTATTATCTCTTAATTCTTGCGAGCTTATTCCAGGTATATCTTTATCTTTTATACCTTGTTTACGCCACATATAAACTCTTAATGAATTTTGATTTGTAAATCCGGTTTCATTGACTTTATTTAAACCACCAGGTACATTTTTTTTAGCTTCTTTCTTAAGAACTTGCCAATTACGTAATGCAACTTGTTTTGCAGTTTCATATTGTTGTATACCGCGAGAAAATGGTCTAAGTAAATTTTCTTGATACCATTTCATTTGTTCATTACCGCCTTGCTTTTTAGTGCCTAATGTCGCATATAATAAACCTACAAAGTCATCTGCTGAATAAGGTATAAAGAATTTTTTACCTTTACCCCTTCCCATCATTGTAGCTTTAACAGGTGAAAACTTTTCGTAAAATGGAACTCCTGTAGTTTGTTCTAATAATTTATTAAATTCTTTACTTAATGATCTAGAATATTTTAATTGTGAATCTTCTAAAATTAAAGGAGGTAATCCAGCATCTGCAATTTCTTTTTCAGCTGCTACATATCTTGTGGGCTTAGTTGGATCAGAAGGTTTTATTAAATTACCATCACTATCTAAAGGGGAGTTACTTTGTAATGTTTTTCCGTCAGCTTTTGTTTTATTTATAATTGCATCATATGTTTTAGGTATTATAGCAACTCTAAAGTTTTCCATTATTTCATCAAATGACTGAGCTTTTTCATTTCCAACAATTAATTTTGCTAATTGTCTTAAAGTTTCAGATGCTGGTTGTGTATGCTCGTATCTATATTCATCACTTTTTAATCCCTCAACTCTCATTTCTAATCCAGGAATAGCAGCTGTTCTAACTAAAGCATCGGTGCTTGAATTAAAACTATTTAATATCATACCTATTTTAGCTACTTCATTTCTTGTTTTATCTGAGTTATTATATATAAGGCTTAACATATCTACAATTTTTTTAAACCCTCTTCTTTGATCTGTTGCAAAATTTACTCTTTCAGGCATAGTAGCATCCCATCCTTCTTTATTTTCAAAACCAGGATAATTTCCTTTACTAGTAGGTTGTTGAGGTGGAACCGTTTGTCTTTCAATTACTTTACCATCAATTATTAATCTTCTACCAGTCCAAACTACTTTTTTATTAATAGCTTTAGCTAAAATATTTTCGTAAAAATCTTTTCTACCTAATGTTAAAAATTGTGCTGTTCTATATTTATCATCAATTTTACTTCTTACAAAAAATACGTTTTCATATTTTTTAAATTCTTCTTCTGTAACAGATATACCTTTAGCTACACTAATTCCTCTAGGGTCTTTTTTACTTTTATATTGTCTGCCAACAAGAGGATCAATAATATTTACAAATTCTTGAATACCATAAGCAGCTATCATTTTTTCTGATAAATCTACATAACCTATTCTACCTAAATTAACGTCGTTAAAGTTTGTATAAGAAAAAGCATCTTTGCTTTCTAATCCCATTGCTTTAGATAAAGATATAGAAAATTTAAGATTAATAGGTCTATCAATTATTTCGCTTAATTTATTTAAAAAATTTTCAGGTAATTTTTTGCCTTGTAATTCAGCTATATCTTCAGCTTTCTGTAAAATTGCAGGATCAGATAAAACTTCCATGGTAGCATCGAATGCAAATGCTTCTGCTACAGCTTCTACTATTGCTGTTTTTCTTGTACCTTGTGTAGATCTTCCTACGTCGCTGCCTAAAAAATATTTTATAAACTCAGCTTTAGATATTTTTTTCTTAGTAAATATTTTATTACCCTCAGCTGTTTTTTCTCTTTTTTGTTTTCCATCTTCATCTAATACAGGCTCAGCAAATTCTTTTAATCTTTTATTAAATATAGATTGAGGTAATGAATTATATATTGTTTCAAAATTATCGCGTAAAAAAGATTCATATGCTTCTCCTTTACCAAATAATTTAGAAATAGGCTTTTTAAGTTCTGTTCTATATCTTTTTTCTAATTCTTTTTTAAAGGTTTTTTCATCAATATCAGGTAGTTTGGTGCCAAAAGTTTTTTGAACAGCTCCAAAAACAATAGGTATTATTTCATCACCAATACCCATTTTTTTGCGTAAACTTTTTAATTCTTCAGATGTTTCTTGTTCTTGTATTTCTGTTACTTCTTCTGTTGTTGTATCAGTAACACTTTTAGCCTCTGTAACATCAAGTTTAAATTCAGTGTCTAATATACGGTTTGCCGCTTCAATAGCTCTTTTTGGTAATAAGCTATTTATATAAGCAGCTAATGGAGCACCTTTTGCTTTTTCAGGTGTGTAATCCATTATCATGTCAAGTATACCTCTTTTACCTGTTTCTATTTCATCTCTTAATAATTCAAATTCAAAACCAGGTACATCTTTATATCTGTTTACTATTTTATTTGTTATAGGTTTAAACTGATCTATTATATCTAAAGCATTAGCCGCACCTTGAGATTCATATATTTCTTGTACTCTTTCTGAAGCTCCTGATTTAGAAAACTTTGTTTGTTCTTCATTAACTGTTTCCTGTACCTTTTTAGGTATTTCTGAAGATTTTAAATCTACCCCTAATTGTTTAAAGTTAAAATTTTTAATATTTTTTGTATAATTTCTTATAAAATCAAAAACTTCTTTTCCTGTATTTAATTCAACACTTCCAAAGCCTTGACTATTTAAAAATCTTTTTGTTGTATTTTTTATTTTATCAGAGAAGCTTTCATTAACAATTACTTTTTCTTTAGAAACAAGATCAGAAAATACATTAAAATATTCTTCCAGAGCTCCTTGTTTAATTACTTTTTCACCCGCCTCATTTATTTCACTATAATACTCATCAATTCGCTGTTGTATTTTTTCATAAATTCTAGGCTGTGTTTTTTTAAGATATTCTTTAAATGAATTAACTAAAGGTTCTAAAGAGGCATCATCTACAGCAAATTTTTGAGCCATAATATAATGCAAAAGTTCATGGCCTATAACATTTGTTTGCTCAGCTTCATTAGCAATAGCTTGATTTATATATATAGTTTTAGTTTTAGAATCATAAACACCTTCACTTGTTTTTAATCCTTCTAATCTTGGATTATTAAGATCTTCAGAAGTAGCAAATTTTATTTCTAAATCTTTTATACCTGCAGCGTTTGCTTTTTTAAGTGATTCTTTTATTATTTCAGAACTTCTTATTTCTCTTGCAATAATTCTTAATGCTATTTCTTCATCAGCATTAGCAAATTCTTGTCCAACTAAAATTTGATTTTCAGCAGCGGCTCTATCTAATCTTTCTTTAGCTTCTAATTGTTGCGCATCAGTGTATCTATCATTATTAATTTCGCCAAATGCATCATCAATAATTTTAAGATTTTCAAGATATGTTTTCTTTTCTTTTTTAGTCAAATTATTAAAAGATTCAGCTAATTGCTGTTCTCTCATTTTCATAAGAGACTCTATCTTTCTTTTTTGTTTTGTAAATTTTTGTTTTTTATTTTCTGGTGCGTTTTGTAAATCTACTTCAACTTGACTTAATCTATATCTTAACTTGCCATAATCTTTTCTCCATTGTGCAGGGGCAATAAATTTTAAAGCTTCATTTTTAGATGCTATAGAGTTAAACCCACCAATACCACCTATTGGGGCTCCTAATACAAGTCCTGCAAATCCAGCGTTAGTTGCTTTTCTTATTTCAGCATAAAACTCTTGTTTATCACCATAAACAAAATTGTCAACTAATGAATTGCCAATTTCAGCAGAAAATTCTTCTATAAAATTTACTGCGCCTGATTTAGTTAATCCAGCTGCTGACGAGGCAAATTTACCCATATAAGTTTTAGTAAACTCTTTTGCTGCTTTTTTATAAGCATTTGTGCCTATATTTAATGTTTTACCAATTCCTAAAAATCCTCTTTGTAAACCACCGCCTATAGCATTAGTTGCAAATTCAACACCTCCTTTTAAAGCAGATGCTCCATATAACTTTAATAAAGACTCTTCAGGTCTTTCTTTTAATGCTGTTGCTATTTCTTGGCCGGTAACAGATGCGCCAATTAAAGCACTCCCGTAAATAGGACTTATTATACTTAAAGCTAAATAAGGTGCAGCACTAAAACCTTCACTTATTGACAAATCTGCTGCATTTTCGTAATCACCTTTCTTAAGTAAACCTACTATATCAATTTCATTGCCCTTTTCATCAAACTTTTTAATAGTATAATTTCTAAACAAATTAGTTACTTCATCAAAAGCAGCATAGTTATCAGCACTTAATTGTAAATCTTCTTTAAGAGTCGCGTCATACCCTAAAGCTTTACCAATAGCATTAGTAACTGGTACTGATCCATATTTATCTATTAATTCTAAAAATCCTTTTGTTATATCTAAAGTTGTTGCTGCAACTCCTGCTGAAACTGAAACACCTAATTCAGGAATTTTTGATATACTAGAAATAGCTTTAATTCTAGCGTCTCTTTCTTTAGCTTCTCTTATTTTTGTTTTGTCTACTCCTTCAACAACAACCTCTTCTAGCTCAATAGGTTGAAATTCACCATCTCCAAGTTGTCTTAATTCTGCTTCACCTTCTTCTGTTATTACTGATTTTTTTTCTTTAAAATCTTTAAAAGGTTCAGAACCTGTATATTCCAAAGAACCATCTTCCGACTTGGAATCCGTATCGGGTGCTGCAGGATCCTTCACATCCGCACCCGGTGATGTGAGATTTGTCTTTCCCGGCTTAT